CTAAATAGCTGATAATCTTGAATTTTTGTTTGTGCCATTGGTGTCTCGTGTCGTACTCGTGTCATTTTGGATTTTCTTCTCGTAATCTTCGATGAATTTACCGTAGTGTCGAAATAGCATTTCTGGCGAAGAGTGGCCCATCCAATTTGCCAACTGCCACAAGTTTATTCCCTCACTGATATGTCGGGTCGCGAAAGTATGGCGCATTTGATAGGGGTACCGGTATCTTACTTTTGCAGCCGTAAGAATTCGACTCCATTTATGTTTACGAAATGAGTCTGGGTTTATCCGGTTCAACTCCCCCTCTGGCAGTTCCATTCCAAACTTTAAGTTTTTAGGGAACACAAAACCACGACCCAGATAGGAAAGTTCTCTTTGCCGGTTAAGGGCATTCATAGCACTTTCATTTAAAGGTATGGCACGCTTACCGGCTTTCGATTTGGGACCCTTGATCTCGTTATGTACAATGGCCGCTTTTACGACTAAAGTGTTGTGAATGAAATCAACCTCGTTCCATTTAAGCGCTGACCATTCACTAGGCCGCATCCCTGTATTGAAAACCAGCTCAACGATATTCAGTTCTTCCGGTCTGCAATGCTCATAGATAGCTTCCACTTCTTGCGGCGTGAACGGGTCAATATCATCGTGGCCACCGTCTAAATCGACCTTGTTATCTTTTTCCACGTAGTTAGAAAGCTTCACACCGTCGATTGGGTTGGTAGATACCAGTCCGTCGGTTACGGCCTCGGCCAGCGCGGTACGTAAAAAGCTGAACTTGTTTCGCAGGGTTTTAGGTGAGTTCCCAGACTTGAGAACAAAGCTTTTCAAAACTTGTGGGGAAAGTTCGGTTACCGGAATAGGGTGGAGCTCCTTAACCGAGGTCTTAAGTTTTTCGTAGCCTTTAATCGTGGAAGGTGAGAGCCCCCGTTTCTTGACGCTCTCAATATATTCCTCTAAGTACGCTTCAACCGTCTTGCCCCACGCTACCGCGCCACCGAATATTTTCAGCTTTGGTGAGCTCGGGAAGTAATCCGCGTACCGGAAAGTTTCACGTTCGATCTTATTTAATATCTCGCCGCGTAAGTTACCCGCGTATCGGATATTAGATTTGTTGACTGGAACCTTAAGGAGTTCGCGACAGCGAACCCCTTTGTATTCGAAGTTAATTTGAATACGGGCTTCTTTGGCCCCAGGCCGAATAGTTACCCCGCGAGGGAGTTGCCCCCATTTCTTATCCATTGTTCTACCGCTTCTAAGTCAATCCAAAGTTCGCGAATATGGGGTGGCTTAATAGCATGTACGCCTTTTACCCAGTGTCCGCGTTTAATTCTCTGTCGTACCGTTTCTATGTCTTCACCAGACAGTTCACAATATTTAGTGAGTGGTACGGTTCTTAGGCTAGTAGTCACATTAATAGCAACAGGGTAGTTATCATTAGCTGAGTTCGTCATATCGTCAATTTCCAAATTTTAAAAGTTATACCCTAAAGGGTAGGTTCGGCTGGCTTTCACCAGCCTATAAAAGTTAAACAGCTACGCGGTTCTCGGCATCGAGTTCTTTATGTGATGCCTGTAAAACCTGTCCGATATGAGGTGTGATACGTTGGATACATTGCCATGTGAAGCTGGCTCGTGTGTCGTCCATAGCACTATCAATCTCGTCTAGCATCATTAAAGGTAATACACGGTGGGTTAAAATACGACCTAAACCGATTCGCAGTGTTAAATTAGCAAGGTCTTTACCCGAGCCTGACAGCGTTCTTAGCGGCTGGCCATCAACAACAACCTCGAAATCCTGTCCCACTTCAACGGACTGGAATTCGCCGCCGGTCATTTCACTCATAAGCATAGACGCCACTTTATTAAGTGAAGGCAATAGGTGACTTTGAACCTTAGCTTTCACCACTTTCAGTGCTTCACGAGCCCGAGACAGTTCCGATAAACGCGCTTCCTCGGCAGCTACACCTTCAATACTTTTATTATAGGTGGCCAAAGCCTGTTCGTACTGCCCAGAAAGGTGCTCGTAGTTTGCCCATTCTTGACGGGCCGACTCTAGCTGGCTAATCACATTACGTAAGGTCGCTTCGGTATTCTCAGGGAATTGCTGTGTAATACTGTTAAGCGTTTCTTGCGCTTGGTCATACTTCGATTTCGCTTCACCGTAAGCTTTCTTCAAACCTTCAAAATGCGTTGCTTGGCTATCATACATCCGCATTTGATTATCAAACTGGTCTTTTATCCGCTTACAGGTACCTTCCCAGTTTTTAGTTTGCTGGTCGTTCATCTGAGAGATATTAGACACATGGCTCTTATAGTCCTTGTTCTCTTTCTCAAACTGAAGTATTGCAGACTTCGCCGTGCGAACTTCGTGAAGCGCGGTTCTCAAATCATCAATATTTAAGCTCTGCAGCTCTTCTAATAGGCTGTCATGCTTCTTGTTTATTTCAATCTGGGTCCGTGTTTCATTCCATTCTTTAACGGTTACGCTTGGGGCCTCTTCACGGACTGGTAACTTTTCTAGTTCTTCAATCTCCGCCGACAAATGGAAGTGATGCTTACAGCTCGGGCACTCAATAGTGTGTGAAGCTTTAAGCTCTTGAATCCGGTTAAAGCGCTCGTGTTCTGCCCAAGCGTCATAAAGCGGCTGTTGCTCTGGCCAATCTGGGTTAGGTTCACAAGGTTTGTATTGTGCCTCGAGACGCAAGAACTCAGCTTCAACCTTTACCGCTTTATCAAGGTTATTCTGAAGGTTCAGTTCCACCGTTGTTAACTGAGATACCGTGGTCGGCATACCGTTACTTAGCGTAGGGAACTCAGGGGCCTTCATCGTAGTGGCTAGAGGTTCGGGCTTGTCTGGGTAAATCGGCTCTTGGGGTGGTACCGGTTTTGTTGGTTCGGTTGGTACCGATACAGCTTTTGCCGTTAGCCAGTTCTCAAGACTCGTTTTGTACGTAGCCAGGGCGTTCTCAATATCCGCTTTAGGTGTTTGAGGTTGCGTAGGCGCCACAGGCTCGACCAAGTTCTTTTTGTGCGTATCAATAACCGCACGCAGTTCCCTAATCTCTCCGGCCATATTATTAGCAAGCCCATCCATTTGAGTTAGGCCAGCAACCGAATCAATCATTTGTTTACGTTCAGTGGGGCGCATATCCGCAAGCGCTTGAATATCTCCTTGAGCGCACCAGTGAGCAATACGAAACACATCAAAGCCATAACCTAAGGTTCTAACCACCCACTGATTAACAGGCTTGGTACCACTTACAATAGGCTCACCTTTGTGGTGTACCTCAGACTTAGATTTGGTACGAGTGATAGTGTAAGTCTCGCCATTGATAGCAATGACAACCTCTACCTTCATTCGCTTGTAATCGCCAGCAATGCCGCGAAGTGCTTTATTACCAAAGAGGGCAAAGCCCACCATTTCAAAGTTAAGTGATTTACCTTTGCCGTTCGCGCCGGTGATCAACGTTGAACCCGAATTTAGTTCCAACTCGTTTTTAATTGTTTTACCGTTCGAGAACGTTAAGTCATATTTAATTGAAGAAAGCATTATTCAGCCTCCGCGCTTAGGTCCATAAACTGGCCCCAAAGTTGATTGGTTGTTTCCGTTGAAACGTCGTGTTCTGCCATTGTCGATTTGAAGATGCCTTCTAAGTCAAAGCTATCTAGATTTACTTCCAGTTCGTCGTCTTTATTATCTGAGACGCGTTTGAAAGTTAGGCTCAAACAATCTACATCCGCAATAGGGGCCTCCGTAGGGAGAAGCGTGACGCGAAGGTTCATATTCTTAAACCTTTCGGGGTCAGCTTCTAAGGCCTCTGTCGCTTCCTGAAGCGTGGCTGTTATATAAAGCTGGTTAGTTGGGTCCTCAGCATGTGAGTAAGGTTGCATAGAACCGGTAACCCAGACTGGCGTATCACCTTCCATAAAAATACGCGGGGTGTGATAGTGGCCAGTGATAACCGCAAGCGCGGTTTGCATTTCTTCAAAAGGGATCAAGTTATCGGTTGCTGAACTATCTTCACTAAATGCGAGAATATCCCAGTGGCCAAACGCAAAGAACCCTACCGGTGGCTTAATCTCTGCAGCAATCTCTTTCGCCGTTTTAAACGGGTGCCACGGGTAGAAAACAAAATGCTCTTTATCAATGGTAAGCTTGAGTGCGCTTTCAGCAACTACGTGAATATTAGGAACGTGAGCGACAAGCTGTGTAAATACATCAAACGAGCTTTTGAACTGGGTGTCTCTCGAGGCATCATGATTGCCGCGAATTATCACGAACTGACGGTCTGGGTAGTTACCCGCCGCAAGACGATAAACGTCGGCCGCAAATAAGATATCTTCTTCCGGCACGCGGAACTTATCAAACAAGTCACCCATACAAACGTGAAGCTTATACCCTGGCGCAGTAACAATACCCGCAAAGGTATCTTTCACCATTTCTTCGCGCTCACCTTTACGGTGTGTAGGTACGCCAGTATTGAATTTACGGGCTAGGTGCGGGTCACCTAACGTCTGTACAAAAGAGGGGAGTTTAACTAAATCGTTAAGCGATTCGATTGGTTGCATTTGCATCGTCAATTTCCTAAATAATAATCGAGGGTACTTGTCCCTCGGTAAAGTTAACTCTAATTTTCCAATTTAAAGCTGGGCTAAAGTAAGGCCAGTATTCTTTAATAAAGTTGTCTAACTCTAAGTATCTGGCTCGGTAAGCCCGTTGTCCTAGGGCATGATCCAAAACCTTATAGGCAGCATTAGGGCTCTTAAGGTCGTTGTAATTCTCACCATCTTCACCAATCTTAGACGGCGAAAAATCGTTGAGTATTCGCGGTATAAAATTGGAATTTGTTATATGTCCTCTTCGCCACAACAAAACCAGTTTAGCCAGCCGAGCGTTTTGCCAAATTAAGGTGTTGATCTCGGTTTTAGCATGTAAGGCCCAGCCACAAGTAACCTCAATCATAAGGTTACCCCCACGTAAATTGGAGCGACGTTATTTCTTCATAACGCATAGACTTCTTAGGCCAGCTTAGAATTAGGTCCGCGGGGACCTTAAACCAACCATCAATACTTATGAAATGGAGGTAGAAGTAGTAGAGGCCCCCCGCTTTAGTTACCTTTGTCGCTTCACGCCACTGACGCTTTTCAATTCGAGAGAAATCAAAACGAGGGCTTTCAGAAATACTCTTTACTTCCGCGAAGGACGTTAAGCCTTTCTGAGTCACAAGAAAATCAGAGGGTTTGGATGAAACAATACGCTTACGAACGCGGGACTTGTTTACATCAGCATGGTCTTCGAAGCGATATACATGAGCGCCCAGCGCTTTCATATTCTCTTCGAAGATATCTTCAGAGGGTTTACCAGTGTTTTGCATCGTCAATTTCCTAATTGTATAAAACTTATTTTGTTTTATTTAGAGTTAATACTCTTTTGGGTTTATCGGTATTATCCGTCGTGGACTTCTGGCGCATACCACGCCCCACTTTTTGATTTACGATAATCCCTTGCTTCTTGGTCTTACGCTTAGCACGCAAGTACATAGAATGTAGTTCAACCATTCGCTTTCTAGCGTAGTCAGATTCAGACTCAGTGACCCTACCGTCCGGCTTACCCCACAGATTAAAACGCTGGGCTCCGGTGCGAATACGATTAAGGTATTTAATAGAATTAACGTGAAAGCCTATGGCGTCGTACAGCTCTCTCGAGCTTACTTTCTTCGGAGAGATAACCGCTCGAAGCTGGTCATAAATATCACGACTTAAGGGTTTGTTTGTGAAAATTCTAAATTTATTTTTTCGACAATAAGTAACCACCCACAGCCAGCAATGGATAGGTTTTTCAAATTGAAGTTTTTTAGAATTATGTTTAAGGCTGACGCCTTCAATTCCAAAAGTGGCGTTATCCATGCTCGACTCGTCAATTTATATTTAAAAGGCCCCTAGCGGAGCCTTATAGTTATTATATTATTTAATAGTTATTATGCTTAAGAATAACCCTTTATGCAACTTTAGTCGTTACCATAAACAGTTTATTATTTAACAAGCTTATTAAGCGGTTTTGTATTTCTGGGTGCAATTTAGAAATATAAGGATGCAATTCAGAAACTTGCGGTGAACCAGCTAGAGCTTGGAAAACATAGGCTTTCAAATTCCCAGGTATCTCTTCTAGACCCGTAAACATGGTGCTATCTGAAGATTCCTTCGCTCTTCTCACATCCTCAGCCCAGCGATTAAAACGCTCATCATCTAAATAGTATTTATAAACAGAGCTTAGACCGACACGTTTTTTCTCTCTTCTAAACTTCATACCGAACGAAGTAAGTACACGGCGAACGAACTCATGACGCTTCTTGTCAGTATCACACATAGGTATTTTTATACCTTGTAGGATTTCTAAATCTCTCGAGTGTGCTAATAGAAAATCAAAAGCGCGATCTTTTTCTAAATTCGTTATCTCTCGACCATCATATGTCGGGACGTCATTTAGAAATTCCACGCCTAAATGGTAGAAGAACCCGCGGCCTAAGCCTTGGTGGTCCGCAAACGCTGTTTTATCTTTATCATGACGCTTTGTATCAAAGCGGTTAATCATATCGATAAGGAAAAGGTCGTCATTATTAGCCCCTAAGAGTAAGCCCTTACGTCGGCCATTAAGTGCCTGTGTTGACATAGTAACTACATCGTTAAGCTCATCCCCAGCCTCTAGGCCAAAGAGTCGCGCTTGGCGTTTCTTAAGTAGCTGACGTTGTTCCTCCGCATTTTTCAAAGTCTGGTTATCTAATATTTCAAATTCTTCGTCCGATAACAGCTCAGTCTCACGAAGTTTTTGTTTCTCTACTTCTCTAATTTGGTCTGTTAATTCGTCCATCAACATTTTCAAATTGTAGCCTTCTTCAGAGGCCAGCGTGTAAAGCGTGTTTATCTGATAGCCTTCATTTTCTAAAGCGTTTACCAAGTTTTTAGAAAAGTGATTAAGCTTATTATTTTCAAAACTCTTTAGTTGGCCATACCAGTCCGACCAACCATGGTCATTTATTTTCAAACGTTCCGTGGCATGGTCGTACTCTGAAATAAATTGAACACAGAGTTTATTATCAATGGTGTTTCGGTTACCAAAAACCTCTTTTTGAACGATTTCTAAAGGGGCTGTAGGGTAACGTCTCGCATTATCCAAATACATAATGTGATAGTCCGTACACTCACGAACGCGACTCATATGCTGCAAGCAATCCGAAGGAAGGTTACCCGCCATTTTAGTAAAGAACGCAAAAGTCTTTTTAAACTTAGCCCCCATTTCTGTAGCATCAATTGAGTGGCCGGTACCCATAGAAGGGGAGGACATAAAAATATCATCTTCTTTAAGGTTACCATTTAAGTCTCGAATGAAGGCTTGAACGTCTGGGGTCTGGGAGTTGTTACTGGTGATAGTAATAACTCGGCGTCCCTTCACTTCGGTTATAAAGTGCTCATGCTCAATCTGACCATCACCCCCCAGTTCTTCAATAATCGTCGCAGCTTTTTTAAGTACATCAACTTTAGAGTTTGAGGCGTAGAATAAGCCCTCGGTTTTAGCTTCGTTGATCAAAGACTCAACAAACGCAGAGGTATCACCCTTCCCATCGGTATCTTGATACAACGTTACTTGTCGGCCTTGCTCTCGAGCGGGACGATAATTGTTGATAACGACGTTCATTGCACGTTCTTGAGGAAGAATACCAAAGTCAGGGTCTCTCATTAGGTCCACGAACTCTTTGTTTAAGTCGGCATCCATACAAACTACATACTTAGCGCCAGCGATAATCTCGCGAAGCACTTTCAAACATGCCGCCGGTTTATCAACGGTTGTCGCTTTAATTGCACGTACAAGCTGACAAACCTCATCCATAATAACAATGTCGTAGTTCTGGCCTTGAAGCTTGTATATCGAATTAAGGCAGATACCTAAGCGTTTCTGCATACGTAACGAGTGTAACCGTTCGCTTTCAATTTCATTGTAGTCTGCAAGATTGAACTGTTTTGAAAGTGAGTTAACTAACGAGATAAGGTGACTGATAGCAATAACTCGGCCTTCGGTATCCTTTACTTGATTCCTAAGCATAAACGTTTTACCGGTACCTTTATCGCTTTTCACCAGTGTTATGCCAGGGCGTAGTCTTAGCTCTGGGAGATAGCGCTGGTTAATAACCGTAGCTTTAGAATCAAATTCCTCAAGCCTAGACTCGGTAGTCTCGGTCTTACTCATAAAGGTCTCAATAGACTCACGCAGCTCAAAGTTTCTCTCACCTTCCACAAACGAGTGTATCGTCGGGTTGTAGTCACCGTAGCGGCCAGCGTTGGCGTAGAACTTAGCTTTCGAATAGCCTTTCTCAGGGCGTAGTGGGTCTTGTAATTGGGCACCATCATAAAGCGTAGGGTTTAAGAACGCTTCAAGCACGCTAGTTATACGACCATCTTCAAACTCTAGAACATCGGCAGGGTGAAGTATCTTGTTCTCATGCGCCTTGACTATCTTCATAGCGTCGTCACGAGAAAGCGGCATTTGCGTGTAGTGTGTGGTGTTAACCATTCTCTGAACTTTAACTTCTCTAAATTCAGATACACGTTCCATTACGTCTTTAGATTGTTTTTCTAACTCAACAACACGACGAAATTCTTTATCTTGAGTAGGTGTAAAGTCCTTCAGAAGCTTAGTTTTTAATAACCGCTTACCCTTACGGTTAATCTCACCTTTCGGTAAATTCTGGTAGAAGTTCTCTTTGGCTCGAATAAATGCGCCAGCTTCAAAACATAGACGTTCTGGCTGGAAAACTGAGGTATCGAAAACTGTTCGGGGTAGTCGGCCCCCACTCGCGCTCACTTTAATGTGGCCTAGGCCAGCCATCCAGCAACGCTTCTCAAGCATCTTGCCAAATCGAGCAATATCTTCCCCTTTCTCAACCAGCATATAAATATGGAAGCCATCCGCGGGGCGTATTACCTTATCGGTTTCTTTGTCGAATAATGACGTAGAGGTACTGTAGGTTCTAATGTAGTCCGTGTTATTTAATTCTAGTTCTGGAACTGCATTATTAAGATGCGTTAGGAATTCCTCAGGACCTTTGATTTTTAGTTTTGCGTGTTCGTCTTTGTCGTAATCGAAAAGAACTAAGCTAGGACCTTTTGTGATCATAGATTTTGAAGAACGTGTGCCATATACACCAGTCTCATCTACGTGAACGGGGTATTGGTATCCTCGACGCTCAAACTCGTTGCTGGTTAGAACCTCAACAAACTCATGTTCCGTATCCATAATGCCAGGAGTAAAGCACTGGTTATGGTTGAGACTCTTTATAAAGTCCGGCAGTTCAGTTAATGTTAGTTCTACGCGTTTTGCGGTACCTGTCACCATCTTTGGTGCATCACTTATAATTTTACCATGCTCCATTCGCAGCTCTTTAGTGAGCACTCCGGTGGAGTTGGTAAAGAGTGTCAGGTAAAACTTTTGTTCTACTTGGTTAGCCATCGTCAATTTAATCCAAATTGTAGCGGCCCTCTAAGTGAGGGCCGACTTCATCAAAGTTTACTTAGGTCTGCAGGGGTATAATCAACAGACTTAAGCACTTTGCCAGCAGCATAGCTTTTACCATTCAGGTCCGTACTTTCTTCTTTAACCTTTACGGCCCAGAGTGCGGTACCTTCATTTTTATTTTTATTGGTAAGTGTTACAGGTTTTGCTTCAACACTAACACCTAATGAAGTGTAGTGGTCGAGTGTCGCTTGCACGTTATCATCGTTGCATAGCTTACTCATATTCGAGTGATGGACGATATCCCATGCTTTGAGGATATCAAACTCCGCCTCCTCGGATGAGGATAGTAGAGTTTCTATAACATTTAATTCCCAAGAGTGTATGGTTTCTAATGCACAATTGAACTGAACATACTTGCCAAAAAGTACATATAAACTATCGATAACAGCATCAAGTTTCTCAACCCGATTCGTAGCGCTGAAAAGCTCACGCATTTCCTCACGGTATAAGTCGAAGTGTAGGCTTAATGCCTCGGTGGTGTATTCTTCATCTATAGGCAAGTCAAAAGCGGTTCTGAAATCAGTAATATCGCTGAAAAACTTTTTAAAGATTTCAGGTGTTAAAAAGTCATATTTAATACCGTTAAGTATCATCGTCAATTTCCTTTAATTTTTAAGTATGAGACCAGCATTATAAAAAGTAATCAAGCGAGTTGCTGGTAAACTAACTGGATTTTTATTAATCAGATTAGTCGTCCTGAATCGTTTTTCTCAATGGTAATTAAATCGTTCTCCGTCTTAGGTTCCTGAAACGGCTCGTAAGGTTCTGAACCTAGGGCCATTTTCTTAGATTGAGCGATTCGCTCTCGTATATAGCGGGGGATAATATAGAGCGCTGTAATTACCAGCGCTATCCATAAACCCCAAACGTAAAACTCTAGTTCGGTATTCAAAGTTCTCTCCACGGTGCAGCGTCCGGCATATCAACTTCTTCCCAGTTAGGGTCGTCAAACTCCGGTCCTAGTTCCTCAAACTGTGGTTCATTAGCGGATACAACGAACTCAGACATTATCTTGTGAACCAAATCGTAAGTTAGATCACAATCCGATACCGCACGGTGTAAGGTCCCATTCGGTGTAATACCCTCAAGCGCGGCGGCATCTACTAGCTTAAAGCTGCGGTTGCGACCATGAAGGTGATTATAGATACGAGCCCTTCTGGAATACTCCGTCATAGCGCAGAAGTATTCTTTGGCGCCAAAGTACCCGTTACAGTTAATATTCCAAGCGGCATTTGTTTGAACGAGCATCTGAATATCGAAGTTAGCGTTATAGATAATGACGGTTTTTCCTCTCACAGCCTCTATCAGCTTATAGCGAACCTCCGGCCAAGTAGGTGCCAAAGCACAAGACTGAAGGCTAATGCCGTGAACAGCTTGTGCTTTAGGGTCAATATCCCGAGTAGGGCGTACCAATGTATCAAGCAATACTTTTCCGGTTAGTCCATCTTTTACCGCAATTTCTACGATTTGATGGCCATGGCCTATACCTGTCGTTTCAGTATCTAAAGTACACCAGTGTTTTCCAAGTAGATACGAAAACGGAGCTGGTAAGTTATTTCCGGTTGCTGGGGCCATGTTTGTCTCTCAGTAAAGGATGTTGCGGGTTTAGTTCCCGCAACGCATGTTCAAGTAATAAGGCGCGTTCTATCTGGCTACTTATTTGTGTGATAAGCCGAGACTTATCACACAAAGAACCACAACAAAACTCAGCCTCAGGAGTAAGCTGTACTATCACCCCTGGAATATGCGAACTCATGCGGCCACCTCCACAGGGACTAAAGGATCGTGTCCCATAAGATAAGCAACTACATTATGTCGGTATTCCGTGGTGAGCTTAGTATCTTTCAGTTCCTTTGGAATATACCCTTCAAGCTCCGGTGCTTCATCGAGTTCGACTTGACCGAACGGGGCCTTCGTAGGGTGATACGGCTCGAGCGTGCGACCAACTGAAACGGTACCATCTAGTTTCAACCAGCTCACTAAGTCAGGGTGACTACACATCACTTCGAGTATGCGTTGACCGAAATCAACAGCTTGGTCCCATCGTACACTAAATACTAATTCATCGTGAATAGGCATTACGATATCTGCGTCCCATTTTGTATCTGGGGCATTAATCTCGTGCCATAGTTTGAGCATCGAGCGCTTAGCTAACGTTGCACAACCACCTTGAATTTTAGCATTTACCGCTTGGTTCCCAGCTCGGCGTTGAATCTTCTTAGCGATAAACGCCCCGAACTGTGACAATACCGGATCGTTATACGCATCCCACTTGGCCGTGAAGTGATAGAACCAATCGTTGGTACCTTCGTATTTGTAACGTCTGTGGCCATCGAAGATATCAACGTAACCTTGTACTTCAATCTCGCGCTGGGTGTTTATTCTCCATTGCTCTGCAACAGGGAAGGTATCTCGATAGTTGTCGGTACCCGCCCACATTTCATCCGACGTCCAACCTAGCTTATCCTGTACCGTCATTAGAGAGCCCGAGTACCAGTAACCGAAGTTAGAAGGTTTACCGGCTGAACCACGCCACCACTTAGCAACTTCATAAGGTTCAAGCGCGGCGTTTTTAACTGGGTCTATAAGAACTCTGGAATACTGTAGTTTGAACGCTTCTAATTCTGGGCCCTCGAGGTTCTTCACGCTGGCCAACATTCCCGAAGTAAAATCAGGGTAGAAAACTTTGATTGCTGAGGTTGCCGCGCCTAAATGCAAATCATCGTAAGGTATCTGGCCATAAGCCTTCTGGAAGTTAGGGTCTTTACTTAGCTCCCCAATCAACACAAGTTCTACCTGAGACCAATCCACAGCAACCAATAAATGGTCGTCTCTGTGTGGTAAGAAGAACCCACGAATATAGGTAGACTCACCACGTTTGCTTAGCTGCATCGGGTTAGGGTTCTCAGCGGCCATCCGGCGTGTGTTAAGCCGCGAACTAATAATCGGGTACATGCGGTCTGTATCAGGGTCCGTAAGTAACAGGTAGTTGGTGATATACAACTTCATTCGCTGTTCTATCTGGGCCAGCTTGTTAATTGCTGTTATTACTCGCTTGGCTGTCTCTGTCGGGTACTGTTCACAACACTGTTCAGCAAGGACTTGTAACGTTTCGTCCGGTAGCTCGGTTAACTGGCCATAGCGTTTCCATTCCTTAATCCAAAACGCAGGGTCCGCGCCTAAACGTTCAGCATATTCAATCAGCTTACCGCGTGCCTCCGCGTCCGTTTTAATATCCCCTTTGATATAAACGAACGGCAGATACAGTAAGTCGTGGAATAACGTGCGCTGCACCATGTAATGTGAGAAGTTGCCGCGTAAGTCGAGTTCCTTCTTCTTGAGCTTGAACTTTTCTTCGGCCATCCAGGGGATCGATACCGGCCCCGCGGTTAGTGTGGCGAAATCGAAGTCCTCAACGGCCATATCTTGGTCGTATGCTTGTATAAAGTCCGCATAACCCTCTTTTAGAAACAATATCTTGTCACGATAGCGCTGGTACGAAATACCTTCCTTACCGACATACCATTTAGGCTGTTTCTGATAGAGACGCGGGGCAGGGGCCTCGGGGAACTCTAAGGTTTGAAGTAGTTCGCCTAATTCCTTAATCACTTCTATGTAGTTGGCGCGTTCCGTTTCACGGCGGGAGAGAACCGCATCTTTATTAACACGCCAGCCTTTTACCCAGCAATCCGAGTAGACGTAGCACATTGGGTTTTCTTGCTCGAAGAAGGTACGTAAAACTGCAGGGTTCGTGTTCTGCATGAACTGGCAAAGCCAATCATAAATACGTACACACCAGTAAGCATCGTCCGCCCCATAGTGAAGGACTTCTTCGCCGGTAAGTAAACCCATATGGGCTTTACCTTGAAGCGCATCTTTAAATGACGTCTGCTTGTAGCCAAAGATACGCTCTGTGATCTGCTTTAGGTTGTACCCGTAGTTAATCGACTTCACATACCCATTGTAGCTATGGTCGGCCTTCGACTCTTTGGCCAATACCTTTTGCATAAGTTCTTGTTGGGCGGTATCGAGCTTTCTAAAGTCTTGAACCCCCGCGAAGGTACGGCGTATCTGAGGGATAAGCTTCTTAATACCTAGTAGGTCCGCTTGTCTAAATGTATTAATATCATATTGGTCTGAATTGTACGCAGATACCGCCATTTGAAGCGTGTCTACGTAGTTCCAACCTAAATCGATACCTAAACTTTTAAAACACATCGTCCGCTCAAAAGGATAGTTATGAATTATCTTCAGCGGATGGTCTGCCATATACTGAACAAAACTACGTATAACATCCGGCGCTATGCGGTTATCTGCATCAGCGTGGGCGGCGTTTGCATAGTAAACAGTAGTATCCCCTCGGATATACAGAGAAAAGCCCGTCACCGTTGTTCTATTGATATCAAAGACCAGCTTCTTAGGGTTGCGGTAGTCCTCATCATCTTTGTTTAACTTCATGAATTGGTTCAGGCCTTCGTGCCTGTCAGCGTCATGGGTTTCGATATCGAAACCCACAGGCTGTCCCATCTGGTTAATTTTAGCTTTGATTTCTTCGAGAACGTGGACGTTACGAGCATCAACCAATTGCTCGACCAGTCCAGTTCTCTCGTTAATTTGCGAGTACATTACTTTGACTCGGGCTTCTTGTCATAAATATACCCGCCCTCCGAAAAGGACCCGCACATTTTTGTAACAGTAGGGGGTATCTTCTCGTTCTGTGGGCCTTCGGGTTTATTTCTAACTACTACTTCAGGTGCGCTTTCTTCTGGCTTTTCAGAAGGGATGGCTGGCTCATCAAAGAGCCTACCTAACTCGCCCATAACACGCTGTACGCCCCCCTCGTTATGTTTTGCTGCGAGGTAAGCGTCTTTGAGCGCAATAACTTGTTTAGGGTTAAGGTAGCCCAGCTTATACAACGCTTGATTAATACCCTCGTCTTGTAAGAAAACAATTTGCTTCGTTATATGATTGAATAACGATTCCTGTCTTGGGAACGCTACGGACTGTTCAATCACTTCATTATTGAACGCGGTCGTTACATTTATGTCTGGTTTATACTCTGGCATCGTCAATCTCCTTACACTTCATCAGCATCAAGGTTAAACGCCGCTTTAAGGTCCAGCGCTAACGATAGAAGTGCACTGGCCCCGAGATAAATTTCTGAATCAAGACGCGCTTCCTGTTGGTCCTTAGGAATATCGTCGCTTTCTTCAATCAAGCGGTCTGAGTACTTGATACGCTTAACAGAACCATCTTCACAAAGCATAGCGGTCAATTGGTCGTCATAACTGACAGCAAGTTTCTGAACGAGCTTGCCTGAGTCTAGGCACAGTTGAATTTCTTCAGATGCAAGCTCTTGGTTCTTGGCTCGGATAACAGCCTTTGTATCATCCGTGGCTTGAAGCTCAGTCTCTTCGAGCAATTCGAACTTGTCAGGGTGGCCATTAACAAGCCAGCTTGTTAAGTCTGAAGCAAGAGAGCGTCTTGCGAATGGAACTACCGGTAAACTACCCAGCGCTTTACGAAGTACCGCAAGGAAGATTTCGGCCTCCCCATCTGAAGAGGCCTTCACGAACACAAGTTTATGCTCTGGGATGATGGTGCCAATGGTTGAGGTTTGATCCGTGAAAGCACGCGGAGTTAGCTGGGCTACGATTTGCTCTTTCAAATCTGAGCGTTGCTTCTTGCCAACCGGTGAACCAGTTTCCGCTTCAATCAGCTTAACTTTTTCTTCTAACTCACGGTTGATAACACGGGCCGGTAGTATCTTGCTCTCTTTTAAAAGCTTAACCGTGTAAATACCTTGAACTTCGTGAGCCAGTAGCGAGCCAATAATAGGCGCAAAACCTAAAGAGGCCAGGGTATGTGAACCACAGGGGTGAAAGGGGATTGCCTCTAGCGCTGGGCCTAGGTTAGACAAGTCTACATTTTGAGTGAGTGAATAAATCTTTGCGTTTTTAAAATACATCGTCAATTTCCTGTTTTTAGTTAAGCTGGTAGTTGTTGTTTCATTTCTTCAACATCGGTCATAGCATCCCCACAACAATCTCTAAGGCATGGCTTCCAATGTCGTTCTGCGAATTCTTGAACAATCTCTAAGGCTTTCGCAACTTCCTCAAGAGACTCTTTAGTTTCCGTTGGCATCACCTATACCCTGTTTTTAGTTAAGCTGGTAGTTGTGGGCTGTACGTTGATACCTCACCTTCATACAGTCGCGCTATTTCGTTCCAGTTTTGTGTACCGTGTGAGCCCCTGGCCGGAAGCATCAAAATACGGTCTTCACAAACGTGACAGAAGCAAGCCCAGTTACTCGCGCCGCCAGCCCCACAATCAGGGCAGACGACACGGATCATCTTAAGTTCTGATATGTTCATTCTTAAACCCCATGCGATAGAACTTATCTTTAATCGCAACAAGTGTTCGATTTGGGAACTCCGATTTAAGTTCCTCGAACGTTGTTTTATTCCTAGCCATTTTAAACAGCTTGGTTTCTTCTTCAGTGGACCAAGCAATCTTTTTCGTTTTTCTATTTCTCAGCATCCTTAAAAACCTCTTGAAGGATCATACACGCCTCTAGGCTCTCTGCTCGGGAGGTCCTTTAAACGCTTCCCTGCGGTACCATCACGCTTCGTAAAACTTGTAACTGGTATGCGGTTCTCTTTGTTCTGAGACTCTTTAAAACGGTCGTATTCTTTACCCATAACCCTATAACCTCATCCAAGTTTGATAATCTGCTTCAGTAAGGTGTTCCTCTCGCTCTACTTCTCGCTTCTCATGTTCAGCTAAAGCGCTCTTATGTTCTGAACAAGCGAACTTGCCGGCAAAGCCGTTCTCGCGGTAAACCGCTCTTTCAGTTTTAGGCTCACAGAAAGAACACCACGGGCCACGCTGATTAGCTTTTAGTTTTTTCATCGTCTTGCTCCTTGCGTAGTTGTTCAAGGCTTGTTGTTTCAACTCTATGCTCGTGACTTTTAAGCATGTACAGCGGGATATAGCAACTACCGCTCGTGTCGGGATAAAAAGACCCTTCCTCTACTTTTGCGTATTTAATTTGATCTCCGTTCGTGAAGCCAACATGCACAAGTTCGTTGTTTCTGGCGTCTCGCTCCAACCCCTCAACTTTAGTCACTAACTCCTTATGCGATTCAATTAAGGCCTCCGTAATACTTTTCCCTAGCTCAACCTCTACGTTCTCCCGACAGTAATCCCAGATAGGGGTTAGAACCTCCCCATACTCTTTGTTTACTCGGGAGAGGTTTTCCAAACGCTTATTCGCATCCTTTAAAACCTTTTGACCATCCTCAAAGGCTTCGAAAAGGTCCTTATATTCCCTGTCTTTTTCGTGTAGCTTCGCACTCATTTCATTCAGAAATTCTACAACCCTAGTCATTGGCAATTTAAAATCTTTGCGATAAATAAACCCGTTATAAAATTTGTATTCGCTCACGCCACTTTCTCCTTTTCAAGCTGGTCGTTCTCCCACTTTGATAGGTAATCGAACGCGCCAAGGTTTTCGTAGATTTTTCCAAGAGTATCGAGGTCGAGGTTTTCGGTTTCGTCAATAACGGGAATAGCGACCCAGGCCATTGTGATAATATGGAGTGGGTTTTGTTTTTCTTTGAAGGCCACATGAACATCGTTCAGGTACTTATTTAAACGCTCATCCGATTGGCGGTAACGCGATTGGAAATAATGAGGTTCACTTACGACGTATTCTTTGCCGTTCTGATCACGACAAACCACCGAACACTCGTAATACCAATTGAAACAACCCTTCTCAACACTCTCGGCCACCTCAACCGATACGTTAAGTTCCTCGCCTGTCTTATAGTCAATAAGCGTGCAATATTTTGTTTCACCTAAAACCATAGCGATAGCAAAGTTCTTCACCCTGTCGCGAACAACGAGGTCCAGATACTTTCGAGGGTTGTATTTCTTATTGCGTTTGGCTTTCTTTTTCATCAGTCAATTTCCGGTTGTCTATCTTCTTGCTTCTGCGCTTTGAGGGTTTATCCCAGTTAAGGCGCCCAACGTTTGAGTCCACTAAGAGAATCCCTGTGGGGTCCCAGCAGAACCACGCATACTCGCAGCTATCCCCACCTCCACCACTAAAGTCTGGGCGTGGTACCGCGACAATAATTTTATCCGGCGGGTTATCCGCCCAGAACTGTTCTCGTTTCTTCGTACCTAAAGCGTTAATCCGCATTAAGAAGCATACGAACCCATGGTCTGCCACTTCGCTTCGTGCTTTGGTGACGAACGCTTCGAAGAGTGAGAAAGGGGGGTTAGTTACGATAATATCGAAGTGTATTGCGCCGAACTCCGCTTCTAGGTAGTTCAAGCCTTCTTGAATTTCGCAGTAATACTTTTCGAAATCCGAAGGTACCAAGTCGTAGATATTTCTTTTCAGGCCGCGGCACGGCTCTAGGAACCGAGCTGGCCTGTTATCATAAGACGCGAAGTGTCTTAGCGCATCCCAGTCGATATGCTTGAATAAAGCCTCAACAAGCTCTCTTGGGGTAGGGTAGTCTTCGAACTCCGCGACCTTTTTATTTGTGCTACTCATAATCGTTCTCGAGGGGCCGAAGCCCCAACCACTATAAGTTGATAGGAATTGCTAAAGAGTCAAAAACCGCTTTAGCTGCCACCGTGTCTTGCTTACCGATAATGGTGCCAGCGTGAATTTCGCTTTGAGGTACGTGGAAGAAACCGATGATCTTCCAGAACTTCTTCAGCTCATCACGGCTCTCAACAAATCGAGCAGCCATAGCTTTTGTGAATCCCGCTTCAGCTTCAACTTGCTCCGCTGTAATAGGCTCATCACTTTGCAGAGCATCTTCTAAGAAGCACTTCGCGGAGTCATTTAGTTTCTGGTACGTTCCATGGCCGAAACGTGCGAGACCCGTAATCGCATCCGATTTATCGCCAACCAGCGTTTTGTAGAGGCGCATATCATCAGGCTTGAATTCTTTAAGCTTCTCGCTCACGTAATCCATAGTTACCGTGTCGCTAAGCAGTTGGCGAAAATCTTGGTCGTTACTGTCGATAAAGATTTCAGTTTCAGGTGATTTGGTATTTACCAATTCAGCAATAACATCATCGGCTTCTCGGCCTTCGCATCGAATCTGGATACAGCCTGAGTGTGTAAGCACTTCACGGAACTTATCCATGAAGAGATAGAATTCGTCGGTAGAGTCTGAACCGGCTTTATAGGCTGGGTGAATTTCTTGGCGAGGCTTTTTAGCGTTAGCGCCATCCCAAACCCAGATGAGTGAGCCGTTAGGAGAATTATTTGCACAGGCCTGAACATAGGCAAGAATAGCCCAGTTAGGACCCTCACTTTCAAACTTGCGGCGAAGAAGATTGTTACCATCACAAACGTGTAGTTTTAGCTTTGTCATATCGTCAATTTCCGAGAGTAAAAGGGCCGGACAAGCCGACCCTTATTAAGTTAATTAAAAGGTTATTGTGCTGCGATTTGGCCTTGTGAAGGACCAATCAGTTTGAATTCCAACGTACCCCACTTATACGTGATACCTTTTGGTGCCACTGGTTGGTTAGACACTTCAACAATCACTTTCTGACCTAGTAACCCAGCTTGCTTACACGCATTGTGGAAGTTCTGCCAGTTCTGCCAGCCAGTCTTGGCCGTAGTGTGACCAATCATGATCCCTGCCTGAGCGATAACCGCGCCTTGCTGGTTAGCAATGTCGTTAAGTAAACGCATTGGTAACTGAACGCTTGGGAACGGTACGTTTGGCTTTTTAGGGTCCGTAGTGGGGGCGCGGTAAGCTGTTATTACAGCATTCGCCCAAGGTTGACCATCTGAACCTGTCAAACCGTCGTAGGTGTGAACATAGTTGGTTTGGTCTCCTGTTGGGGTTGGCACCGTCCAGCGAACCATTTGGCAAAGCATATACCCAACGTTCTCAGTCATATCAATTTCAACCTGGAACGGGTTAAGAAGTGTTGCAGGAGCGCTACCTAAAACCATACCGTGGTAGCTTGGCTTCAACCAGTCTTGAACCAATAGGTCAGAGTTAGACATGGTATCCATCGACATTTCGCGCTGACCGATAAACTTAGCCAACTCTGGCGGTAAGTTAAGGGGTAGGTCCATGCCAGTGTTCCCAACAGGGTTCACAGCCGTAGGTATTTGCTGAGCAGGGGCCGATTGTTGAACTTGCGCGGCTTGCTGAGCTTGTAACTGTTGTTGTAAGTGCTGTGGGATTGCACTGGTTTGCTGCGTATTAACCGGCGTGGTATTAGCTTGCTGGTTAACAACTTGCGGGTTAGCTTGCTGTGTGGCTTGCTGTGTGGCTTGCTGTGGTGCGGCTTCCGCAGTCTGAGTATAAGTCTCAGTCTGGTTAACAACTTGAGGGTTAGCTTGTTGCTGCGTAGTGTCGGCTTGTACCGTGTTAGCTTGCTGGTAGTCTTGACCCACGGCTTGCTGGGTAACTTGGCTTTCTTGCTGCGCAGTAGCGGCTTGAGCTGCGTTATTTTGAGCAGCGGCGATCATTTGTTCAATATTATTCATCGTCAATTTCCTGATTATGGATTAATTACATTTTGATTGATTACTGTTTGTTCGGCTTTCGCCCTTCGCTTTTCTCCGAAGTTCAGCTATAACGCGGTTTTATGCGGTATAGATGATAACCTTAGCTTATTAATTGACCTTCGTCAACTAATGTTGCAATTTCTTTTTCCGCGTCGTCTAAGAACTTTCTTATTGTCGCGATACTTTCCGTTGCTTCAGTTAGGAAAGTTTCTAGGTCTTTACCTTTAAGGTTCTGAAGTATTTGCTGCATCTTGAGTAGTGTGTACTCCATCTGATGCTCAGCTTGGTCCGAGGGATTTTTCAACGCCTTAGAATAAAAATCTAATTGCGCCTTGATCAGGGCGGGGATAACTTTCAGTTCCGATGGCTCAAACTGTGGCATTTTTATTCTCCATAACTGTTTGATGGAACGCGTCGGTATACAGCGCGAGTTGTACCGCGAGTGCTACTTTTGTCTTTTGCATAATGGTCCTTAAGCGGCTTGCATTATTGGGGTTACAAGATCAACCGTTACACCATCTTCAACCTGTGTACGGTCATTCGATTTATTTAACAGTTTTTTAGCTACGTGAAGCTCTAGGCCACCACGATAGACAAGCAAGGTAATTCTTACGGCTTTCTCTCGAACACCCCGAAGCGCTCTTCGATAGTTCTGGATAAACGTTGTGTCTTGCCAGTCAAAAGAGGTGAAGATCATGTGATCTACATGACCCCAGTTAAAACCGACTCCGGCAACTTCAGGGCTACAAATCAACACATCAATTTCTCCGTGGCGGAACTTGTGGTCTATTTCCCCGCGTCGGCTCGTAATACTGCCGTTTATATACTCCGCACGAAGACCCATTTTTTCGCATATCTTCTTATATCGTTTATGGGCCGCAACAACCGTTTCGAAGATAATTAAGGGTTCTTCGTTGAACTTGTGCGTCTCAAGGTGCTGCATGAGGTGAGCGTCTTTACCGTCAGAGTCGTTATGCTTTAAACCGTACTCTTCAGGGCATTGCATGATCTTAAAGCATCGTTGCAGTGTTACCGCTTCGTTCTCAGCTTCTAAGAAATCATCTTCCAGTTCAGTAATCCCCTTTTGCTTAATGTCATTAAACGCTTTTGCTTGAGACGGTGACATAGTGCACATTTCGGCAACTATGATTTTCTTTTCCTTCCCGTAGGCCTGTTCATAGGTCACTCGACGACTATGCTTATCAATAAGTTCCTGTAGTCTGTCGTGGTTCTTCCACATAAAAGGCTTACCATATTCATCTAACATGGCGTGCCACATCATGAAGTTGTTGTACGTTGGGTAGTACAAGGGATTGATTAACTTTAATCCTGGGTAGGCCGAACACAAACGACCATTAATAAACGTACCGGTCATAATCAATAAATCGCCACCTCGTTTCATGTACTGGTACATTTTGTGGGTGCGCTGGGGACCGATAAACGTATTAGGCTTTCTGTAATGTGGTTCGCCATGGGTACTAAAGCCCAAGTGCCACTCATCACCGCAAAGGTGATACGTGTCTGGGTAACGCTCTACAATCTCTTTATGATTGTTGGCGAAGGCATCGAACCCCATCATAAATACTTTGGTTTCTTTGTTCGCAAACTGCTTAGCGCGTTGAGCTGGCGTACCATCTATCACCATAATTTGGTGGGGCTCTAAATCTGACCACAACAATAGTTCGTGGTAGTTCTTTACGAGCAAAGATTTCGGCATCGTCCAAATAACACGACCATCTTTAGAATGATGATAAACCCAGAGGCAACCCGCAGGGGTTTTACCCGTACCGGCCTCGGATAAATCCATAGAACGAGAGTTCGCCAAAGAAAAACCTAAGTGTTCGATTTGATAGGGGCGTAATGACAGTGAATCTCTTCGGTCATACACATCATTCATATCGAACCAGATTTCGTTAGCTGGCTGCTTTGGTATCTTTTGAATGTTGGTCATAATGGTTAGTTAATTTCATCAAATTAAGTAAATTAATCGTGGCCTGTTGACTGGCCCCTTTCTCGAGCAACGTTACAATCTCTTGTAAATCGTTTTTTAAGTTGGGGAACACTCTCTCAATAGGAAACTCGGTCTCACGAAGTATTTCGAGTAAAAAGCTCATAGGAACTTCTTTCGTCCCAGATAAGGCCAAAGAAACTTTGGCTTGATTGCTGTTTAGCGCTTCAGCAATATCTTTCTGGTTGCGACCTTTTTCTCGTATCGCATTCTTCATCAGCGCGAGTCTTTCTGAAAATTTCAACATGGCTATAGTGTCTCTTATCGTCAATTATTCTTATGCTACTTTGTCAAACGAACGGGTACCTTTGCAGTACTCGGATAATACGTAACTCCCCAAGTGCTCGAGGGGCAAGCTAATTAAATCTTGTAGTGGCATAAGTTCACTAAGTCTCGTTTCTAAGCGCTGAACGTGCTTAGGGAGCACAATAGAAGAGTCCCCACAAAAGATAACGGTTCGAGGTGACGTTCTTGCAGCCGTAGCAAGCTTCAAGACCGATTCATTATCAGTGGTCTTCAAATCAACAAACACCATTGGGTGGATGTTGCTCTTATCGATGTGTTTGATCGCGTGGTTCATGCTCACGGCGAATAAAGGCTTAACCCATGTATGCAATGGTGAGTTTAAGCGCTCTAAACACGCAAGCCATACCGCAGCATCCGGCAATTGAGCTTCGTCGAGGAAGTAAATACTTCCATTAGGGATCGGTAGCATGGCTTGAACCAAAGGGTCGGCTACAATATTGTTGAATTTGCTTAAGTGAATTTTACTTAGCTTACGTGTCGCTAAATTCACATTGATATTGTGTGAGCACTGGTTTCGCAGTTGTTTAACTGTAAGGTTTGATTTGGTGCTCAGGCCTATGAAGTTCCAGCCGTGCGGACAAGTATCTTGGTAGATATAACTAACACCATCGTCCTCGTGGATACCATAGTGCCCGAGGGGTGCGGGTTCTTTTTGCAGTTGCATCGTCAATTTCCTGATTGTATGAGTAATTAAAAATTAGCTTTGATAATATTTATTACCCCAGTGTTAAAGAATTCTGCCAGATTTTGTAAGTCTGTCAAAGTTATTTCTTTGGTACCTCGTCGTAAGCGACTGAAACTACTACCAGCCATGCTTAGTTTCTTTCTCAACGCTTCCCCCTCGTCTTCAAAGGTGAAAGTCGTGTGAAAGTCTATTCGCATCCCAATGGCTTTGTGTAGCGGGGATACAACCTCAAGTTGGAGCGAAACCGGCTCCAACTTGGGTTGGTTTTTAGTGTTTGACGACATTATCGAGATTCGGGACGTCTAAGCCCGTCTTCTGGTAACGCGTTAAACGGTCTTGCATGGCCTCTATCTCCTTCACCAAATTATCTGGATAAGGTTGAGATACCCCTAGGGCATCGGCCATTGTGTTAGCGGACTCAATATCTTTCAACAACAATTGAAAGTTCGCACTTGAACCCAGATTGCGAAGCTGGGACAACTCAGCTTGCACTCTCTTCAGTTTTAAGAGGTAATCCGCTCTCAGGTTTTGTGGCATGTTAGTTAGGTCCTCCAAAGTCAATAAAGTGCTAGGATAGTTTTTAAATCATAGTGTCTTGCCTGAACTCTCGTTCCAGTTACCGCTTCAAAATGATTTAACGGTAAACGGTACTTCCTAGCAAAGTACTGGCAATATTCACTACGCTTGGCAAGGTACTTTTGATATAGGTCCCCTTTAATTTCTTCTGGCCTACGTACACCATAGACACTTTCAAAGTAACTATAAACGTGTGCCGGAAGATGCCAATATCTTGAGGGATAGTGAAACATAGGGTTTGCCCAGTTAAGCGTTTCACTATCCATTGTCTTTTGTTTTCCTGGGGGCCAAAGCGGGTAGGTTATCAATAAATAATCAGGATAAATTAAACACCACATCATCTTACTGACCTGAATATTTATCTTTTGCCCCTTTACATCAATAACCAGACGAGACTTTTCTAGTCCCGTCTCAAGGTTCCCCCAAGTCTTTACATGCTGGAAGTCTTCCCGCGCCAACTTAAGTTCTTCATCCCAGTCTAAATCTGGGAACTTATTTGCAACATAGGCTTTCAGCTTTTTGTAAATAAGGTGAACAAACGGCGCATCAAAAGACTTATCCCAGTAGAACAAGCTACGTTGTAATCGAAAAACATTATCACGACGTAGCTGAGCCATTACAGGTCCTCACGAATACGGGAATTAGTGATATGACAGGGTTTACCTTCTTTGGTGTATCCAAATGAGAATACGGTGAGTTTCTTACCAATATTCTTATGACCGTTTACAGCATGATCGTGTTTCTCATTCGCATCCCCAGGCGCCGTAACATCAAACGTTTTACCGTCCTCCGTTTGGCAGACATAAATACCGACCTCGGTACCTAGGCGCTTATTAGGTTTACCCTTACGGATACCAATAATTTCAAACTCGGCGTCTTGTTCGTCTTTTCTCTTCATCAGCGATGAGCTGCGCTTATCCGTTTCGTAAGAGGCATTCCCTTGGCGAACCATCGTGCCTTCATAGCCGTTAGAGGTCCAAGCCTCGTGGTACTTGTCAATACCAGCTTGATCCATAACTTTGTAACACGCCGTTAGACACAGGGTAGGGTAAGAGCTTTCGGTTATACGAGAGTCCAAGTAATCAAATCTATCAGCGTAAGGAAGACCAAGAACAACATCATAAATATTGTACGACAGGTATTTACTGTCTTCTTGTGGCTTCTTGATAAGACTCGAAATATTTTCAAAGGCTTTACCATGGCAGTAAAGCTCACCATCCAACGTTGTGCCATCCCAAATACCTGTATCGTAAAGGAACTGTAAGCGTTCCATGATGTGAACAACCGTAATTGGCTTACCACCTCTTGAATAAAGAAATACCTTTTCATCTTGTACGGTTGCAAGGCAGCGGTGGCCATCCATCTTAGGTTGAACAAAAACAGGGAATTCCCAATCTTTTACCTTATCAATCGGCTGGGCCAACATGGGTTTTACCAACCCAAGGGCATTTGTTACCGCGGCACCTTCTTCGGGTTGCTCTTCAACATAACCTTTATCGAGCTGTTTTTTTACTTTACTTTGTGCTTCAAAAACAGCTTGCATAAGTGGCGTGGTTTCGTTGCTGCGGCCAAGGTTCTTGCCTTCGGTGTAATCCGTTAGGGTTTCAACGCCCTTACCACCTATAACCTTGCAAGAGGTGACAAGCGTGCTGGCAGTCCCATCCGCATTAAGGGTAGTTTTGATATGCCAAGAGCCCACCTTTCCGCCCGAGTGGACTTTAAAGAGTGTTTGTTCAAAGCGAACGTCGGCATCTAAAGGAGTGGTGCTAGAAGTATTAGCGGGAATATTCATATCGTCAATTTCCAAATTTTAAAGTTAAGCCCGTAGGCAGAGTTAAAACTACGCTTTCAACTTTTGTATATCAAGTCAAAAACGAAGCTACATTATAAAAACACAATTAGATTGTGCTTTTAATATTTATTAAAAAAATCTACTTTCTTTAATTTATTTAATTGTTTAGAATTTATACGTCTTTATTTTGTAGTAAAAGATTTACACTATGGCCCTGATGGAGTATTCGCCGTGTCGAAAAAAATTGACGATAACTTAGAACCACCTTGGGAGCTAGAGAGGCGTCGTCTCATAGCTCGTAAATTTAAAACTATGCGTCAGAATTACCGTCTGACTCAAGAAGAACTAGCTATTGCTGCCGACGTTCACAAGAACACAATCTCAAATGCTGAACGTTACGGCAAAATTTCATCTGAAGAATTCTATAAATACCAGCAAATTGCGAAGCGTGCTCACATGAAAAAGGGTCTCGGTTCTGTTGTGAGTAAGATTACGCTATCCGACATACCATTCTCAGATTTTAAACGCTTTCTAGCGACCTTTTGGGAGTAATCATGTACCGTCACTTCTTTACTCGATATGGGGGTAGATTCACACTATTCCTTACGTCTTTGCTAATTTTTACTTCTGTGTTAAACCGCTTTCTTGTTGAGGGACAGTGGGAATTGAAATCCTTATCTGACTTACTCAGTTATTACGCCGTTATGTTTTCGTGTATCATTATAGCTGGCGTAATGGTTCGTGGTTTTAACAACCGTATTGTTTTGGCCTTGATAATCATTGCGTCTATTTCAGAGCAAATAATCTCTAGCCTAATGTTTTCTATAAGTCCCACACTGCATACGGCTATTGCTATGACGTATGTGCCAGGGATTATCACCATGTTTTTGTATCAATATCGGGTACAGTTCCAGTTTTGGTTGGCAAACAAACTGATCCAATCTGAACGGTTTAGAAATAAAGGATTGTACTTATTAGATAAAACCGAAGACACCAATCTAGGAACAGCGATAAACATCATTAATAAATTAGGCTGGGTCGTCTGCTTTAGTATTGCGACGTACTATCATATCTTTACGATTCATTTTGGAATTCATGAGACTGGCCCATTACTATATGGCTATCGTCTTGTAGATATCGAGTATGCTTTACACCTACCAAGCTTCTACTTTTTGTTTAATATCGTGTTCGTTACTCAGACAATTATGCTTCTAGGTTTACTCTTCCATGCCAGTATTCAGGAGTTCTATGTTAAGGACCTCGCTGGGTCGATACCTAAGAAACTTGAGGTACTATTTAAAAGAGCGGCTTAGCCGCTCTTTTCTTTTTTAGAAACCGACTGTTGGCTTCTTAGGCTTAAGCGACTTTGTTTTAGGGTTGTCCGCGGGCTTAGGCACAACTACGTTACTCTCAACATCAGCCATAGCCATTGTTGAACCCATACCAAGTACTAGCGCGATTGCGAATCCTAATTTCTTCATTGTGTTTCTCCATAAGAGGTTTAGTTGTTTTCTATGGAGTCAATTGCAATGCCTGTGCCTAAACGAAAGTCTAAGGTTTCAGGCTATAAGGAGTGATATACGAGGCGAAATGTTGCCATAGACCGGCAACATTTCGATATCACTATAGCAGTATTGGTAGTTCTGTTGCCAGTTCGCGACGTTTCAACAGCGGGACTTGGTTTTTTATCCAAGCTTTAATTTTTTCAATTCGACTCTCCGCCCGACTTTCTTTGTGTCTAGCTACAATGGCCAAAGCCTCAGATAACGCCCAACCTTCACCGTTAGGGCCAATATACCCCCAGCAAGATTCATCAATATCGTGACCTTCAATAACGTAACCATAGGCGTCACCCTCTAGATATGCCGCATATGTTTTTACTTCGCTGTCTAAGAATTCGTAGACCTTTTGAACACGTTCTTTTGTGAATCGATTAAAACCATACTCTTTACGGGCTTTATCTTTGCTAACGTAGATAAAACCGACTTGGCCAGAATCCCAAGAGCACGAGAAACCACCCTATTCATCGTAATACCTGAATGGTCGTATAAGTAAAGCGGCAGGATAAAGTAGTATTTCTCAAGTCTTGCTGCAATCTTCGCCTCAACCAATTCTTGGTACGACTTCGTACCTTGAGCATCCCAACTTGTTGAAGGCCAGTTATGTTCGAATCTTTCCAACATAGCTTCAAACCCTGGCTCAACGGCCTCAACCATCCCAATACGATAGTCGTCGTAGCTTACTGAAGGTTGTTCATCCCCTAAGTTATATCTCCTATGCCAGCAGACCATTGTGCCTACGTTGTCCCACTCTCGAGGGCTTTCTATATCTCCATCCCGCTCAATCTTAATAGTGATATCTTTTATCTGTGTCTCAGACTCACCAATCAAATCAAGGGCCTCAAAAGCTATTCCCAACTTCTGGCAGTTTGTTTTCAGTTGTTTTGTTAATTCAGGGTGCATCGTCAATCTCCAACAAGTTAATTACAAAGGGGGGAGAACATTCCCCCCCTTTTTAAGGTTTAAATTTCGGTTTCGGGTTGGGCGTCGTACCAAGCCTCAACAACACGTAAACGAATCTCTTCGGGTATTTCTACCTTGTCCGCACAACTCGTTATATATGAGTCTGGTTTCATGTTTTCAGTGAACACGAACAGAGTAGACTTTAGAGAGTTCCTAGCCCTTGACGCGGCCCCCATATCTATATCGTTATCAATAAAGACAACTTGGGGGGCTATCTCGTTACGATGAGCTTCAATGAACTCTTTAAGGCTCGGGTTTCGCAAACTCATATAACCTCTTACGCAATGGCCTATGAAGGTCGCATTGATTTCTTCAAGTATTGCTTGTTTGTCTTGGTTACTAATTTGCATCGTCAATTTCCTTTTTTGATCGGGTTAAAAATTCGCTTAGTGTGAGTCCTCGTATATCTTCAATTTGCTTTTGCAAATTCTTAATCGCCTCACTTTTGGCTCGGTGGAAAGTGACCCGTCCATCTTCTAACGCGGTTGGCATGTAATAGCCCTGCACAATATCTTTTGCCCTCAATAGGGTACCCAGGGATTTTTTACTCATTCGCTGTCCCATCCCCAATTACGCGCTTCAGGGCAAACTCGCTCGTTTGTTACTGCGCTGTCGGTATAATTACTGAACCACTCGGCTAAAGCCGTTTCATCCAGTTCGGCCAAGGTATCCCAGTTGTAGATGGTTGTGCTTTCCTGCTCAAGGTAGAAACCATTTTCTTTGATATACTCTTTGCAGTGTTCAATCCATTCGTCCCAGTCTGAAATCCAGTCCATTTCTTCGACATTAAGATACGCATTACCGAAAGGACGTCCGTTAATATCGTTGAAGGACTTTTGCCAAAACTCTTCGCTATCCCCGACGTTGCCCTCTAGTTCCGAAATTGTCTCTTTTAAAACACGAATAATCTCACTCTTCATCTTAGTCGTGTCGTCGGTGGCCTCTCCTGCGTGAGAGAGTGATAATTCAAAATCAAAATTACTAATACGGTTCATCGTCAATTTCCTCAGTTAATTAAATACTGCCGCAACCTTCAGAGCGGAACGCACCTACAGGCATTTCCCAGTCGTCAGGGTGGCAGAATATCGGTAAAAGATATTCGGATTGCTGGGCTTGGGCCAGCGCTGCCGAGTCCGTTATTTCTAACGGTTCGTTGAGTGCCGCTAACTCAGCAATATTTTTCTTGCTGCGGCTAATGGTTGTGTTGAATTGCTTTTCGTAATCCAACACGGTTTCAAAACGTTCACGAAAGTATTTCTTCATAGTGGCCCATATACTCCCGTGGTTATAAATACACGCTTGGCAGCTTGAGCGGTTCCAGCCTAAGCGATAGGGGACTGGTGCGACTACACCCGCTTGTTTTAAGGTGTCCCAGACTTTTTGTTCTGACCACTCGAGAACCGGACGCCAAGCATCAACGTGTCGAGCTGTTCTTCCATACCGAGTATCACAAGCATGAGGTTCTAGCTGATTGTACTTGGCGCGATTACTCGACTCTTCACGACGTTCCCCTGTAATCATTAGTGTGCGCTTACCCTTAAATCGGTCTTGGTTATTCAAAGCGCGTCTAGCTACGTCAATTTTGAGTGCTGAGCTACACCATCTTGTTTGGAGACTCGCGGATTGTTGAGGGAACCTTAAACGGGTAGCGGGTTTAGAACGCTTCAAATCTCTTTCCAGAACCAACAAACCGTCTGGTGTTTGCGTGAGTATCGGTTGACTGATAGTGTTTTCTTTCAGCATTTCACCTTCGAAGCCCCCCCTGCAGCCAACTAAAGTACAGCGGCAGACCCATAGAGGCACAGGCTTTCTTTGCATAGTCTGAAATAAAAGCCCAGTCCATGAGGTTAGAACCTTCACGGCCATCGACTTCATGGTGCCATATTTCTATTTTCTTTCTGTCTGCACCTTCAGCCAGGATATGAAGTAATGCGGCCCAGCTATCTTTCCCCATAGAGTGACATACGATAATGTGATCGTAGCTATCTAGGTCCACGCTTGGCGCATGAAAGTATGTATCATCTTGTAATACTAGTTTCGTTTGCATCGTCAATTTCCAACAAGTTAATTAAAAAGGGGGGAGAACATTCCCCCCTAAGATTTAGACCAATATCCAGTGGCCTTTAAGTTTGTCTCCTTCAGATACCGCATCCAGAAACCCTTCGGTTTGATTATCTTCTAGGGCTTTAGAAATCTTGGGTAATACTTCTGCCGTCAACTTCCGGTCTAGGTTTGGGTTTACTTTACCTTTGGCCTTATACATATACCGCCACTCAACTTTTAAGATAGCCATGACTACGCCTCATACCGCACGATTTTCGTGAAAACCTTACAAGTGCTAAACGTGTCACTAGGTAACGTCTCGATTTCCTCATAACTGGGGTGGTCGAACGAATTTGGTACCACAGCAATAAGGACCCCTGTGAAGCGGAGTAACTTGCGTGCGGCCTCCATATGCGCTTTTACCTGTTTGAACGGTGGGTTCATTATGATTTTTTCATAACGATACCCTGCGTTGTAACGGGCCTCAGCCCAGCTAAGAAAATCTTCGTGGTGCACTAAAGGCACTACACCATCACAATCCTCGCTACAAAACCGCTGCAGTAAGGCTTGAACTAACGAATACTCACGCTCGACAATAGTTATATCGTCGGCTTGGTGACCCACCGCTTTAACAGCCTGAACCAAATTACCGGTTCCCCCTGAAGGTTCTAGAACCTTATCGTCGGATTCCAACTCCAACAGCTCGACCATACGCTCAGCTATCGCCGGAGGCGTAACGTGGCATTCCGTTGAGGCATGAACCACAACAGGTTTTGGGGCCTCGGAGAACTCGATAGGTTCGAGTTCTACTTTTTCCGGTGCGGTAACATGCTTTGGTTTATTGGGTCTTACGTAAACAGATGAATCCATTAGGCTGTCTCCACTTCCACATACTCAAGAGCGGTTGAATTTGGCGCGGCGTGCGTCTTCGAGTCCGTTAGGTAAACTGCAGACCATTCGCCTTTCCAGTAGTCCTGTCCTTCAGGAACAATACGGCAAACCTTTACTCTGAACTGACCACATGAGCTCGGCTTCACGCCTCGCTGTTCACTATGGGTAGCTGAGTAATCCGCTTTCGTCATTGAGACGATAGAGTACTTGTTTACGTTGCCCCACATTTTCACCGTCACGCTTTTTACTTCTTCTGGTGATAGGTTAAGAATCGGTGGAGCCTTAGGCTTAGGTACCGGTACTTCATAGCCCACATCCATCATTAAGTCGCGCCATGCCATTTCTTCAAGTTCAAGGGTTGAGCCGGTACCAATGTGGATAGGTAGGTCGTTGTCACACTCCACAATCCAGCCAAAGTCCGACTTAGTAGCTTTCGGTTTATCCGCGCCGTGTGTTCTAAGGAACGTCTGCAATAATGGAGCGGTAATCTTCCCCGTGTAGTACTCGACTTCCCCCAATTGAGCACGTTCGTAAGTAAGACGATTCAAGATATGGTTTATCTTGCGGTGTAAGTTTTGGTCGTTCTTACGTTTGGTACCTAACTCAATATTGGCGTCGATAATTTCCAATAAAGGTTTCTTATCTTCTTTAATGTCGCGGTAACTATCTGAAATGCAGATATCCCAACGGTAATTCGCAATCATCAAAGCAAAGGCCTTTTGCTTCTCGGCGTCCTCCATACCTTTACAGCGTTCCCAAAGAGATAAACAATCGCCAGCGGCGTGCAAATAACGCTGTTGCTTACGTAAATCCGTAAGTAGCGTTTTAATGCGACGGTAGATAACGTCAGGGCGATTTTTGTGGTTAGCGTGAGCAATGGTACCCATCATGCGCCAGTTCCAATAGCGAACCGCTGAGCTGGCTTCCTTGGCGCGTTCTTCGTTTCGCTCTTGCGCTTCTTGCGCTTTTTGCATTTTACGCTGACTGTGATGGCCCATGAGAATAGGTTGATCACCAAACTCCATACTGTTCGCAGCGGCACTAAAACCTCGTGCTTGGTCAGCACGCTTTTCAGCAAGGGCTCTTAGACGCTCAGCCTTCACTTCTGCACGTTCGGCCATCGTCGTGTCTTCAGGTTCAATCGTACCGGCCAAGCGAATACATAAATCTTCCGCTTCAGGGGACCAAGAGGGTTTAACGAAGAGTTCTTGTTTTGGCGCCCAACCAAAGCCCAGTTCCTTAAGCTCGTTATAAAGGTCGGTGTCTAAGCGGCAGAGCGGATAAATACGCAACTTGTTATCTTCAGGTGAGTAAGTGGCGCGTTCGATATCTTCGTGTTTTGTAGCAATAGTTTGATTAGTCATAATCGTCAATTTCCAAATTGTAAAAGTTAATTGAAGGGGGAGAACATTCCCCCTAGCGTTGGTTAGAGTTTAAAGGTTTTTGAAATACTCCGATTGCTCTATCAAAACGTTAAGTTTTTTCTGGTCTTCAAAGTTTGGCAAGTCTACAGGGCAACCATCACAGTCTATCAATCTGAACTTGCCGTTCTTTTTGCTTAAGCCCCAAGACACTTTATCAATGTCAAACCAATCAATGGTATCGTCGTCTTGAGTGTAATGTTGCGTTTCAATATGTTTCACTTCCATACGAGTTCCTTTTGTAAAAGTTAATTGAAAGGGGAGAACATTCCCCCCTAGTTAAACGGCTGCAGCAATCGCTTTTGCTTCAGCCAGGACCTTTTCTTCTTCCGCGAGTTCTTCTTCAGATAACTCGATCCCCGCGTCTTTAGCCATTTGATAGTACGTCATTCTCACCGCAACCGCATTACTCTTCATTTTGTAGTCATGAGATACGCAGCGATGTTCCCACTTGCCGTTGTCTTTGTCGAAGTAGTGCCAGTTTTTCTCGTTACTCGGGCTACTTTCTTCTAAGAAGTTACTTAGCACTTCAGGGCCAATTTCAAGTTCTTCCGCTTTTCGAAAGAGCAGGGCCAAAGCCTTCAGTGTCACTGTGAAAGGAAGAATATAAAATTGTCTCGTGAACTGCGCCGACGGGTGTATATATTCCTTACAAACGTGAGGGTGTGACGTATACAACTGCCGTAGTTTTTGACTGATAAACATTTTGTCTAAGAAGACTTTTAAATATTCCGCCATGCGCTCCGGTGAGTTGTCTTTACCACAAAATAGCTTGGCAAACTCATTGAGCTGTTTTAATGCCCAGAATTTCTCTGAGTCCCCCGTACAACTGTTCTTCTCATACTCAACCACCGCACGAATATCCGAAGCCTGTACCGTATCCATCAATGTCGACGCTATCGGGTCCGCGTTGTTGTATGCAATGCGGATAGAGTCAACCGGTACCTTTTGCATCGAGTTAATATCATGGAATGCCTGTTGTCTTTCCGATAAATCCAGCATCGGGAAAAGCATAATTGATACTTGGCTGTTTTGAAGCATCGGATACTCTTGCAAAGCAAGCTGAACCCCTTTGGCTCGGTGCTGGCCATCAAACAAAAGCATTTGAGCATCTAGGTCCACACGCAGATGGCCTATATTTCTATACTGATCCATTTGCACTTCAACGAAGTCAAAGTCTCCCTCCAACGAGCCCACTAAAGGTGGAACGACAAACATCGTATCGTTTTTATGGTTCTCGATTAGGTACTTTGCGAACTTCTTAGCACGCGGGACATTTACTAACCGTTGGCTACGTTTCGTAATATCCCAGTGGTCATCTAGTTTCAAAAGCGAACTCAACTGGCGCAAAGGAATTAGCACTTGGTAAAAAGGTCTTGAACCTTGCACGCCTCGAGAGGCCAGGAGTTTGTATTCAATTTTATCCATCATAATTTAGTTCTCGTCTATAAAGTCGTCAGGGTCAGCGGTAATTTTCAAGTGAACTTGAACGCGCTTACCTTTGTGTTCAATCGTGGAGAGCCAAACTTCAACGTCGGTACCCGTTTCATCAATGTAGTCTTGGGTCAACTCTCCGATCATTTGGTTGAAGTGAGAAGATTCCTCACAGATGATTTGCCCCAGAGTCACATCATAACCAGGGTTTTCGCAATGGTTCTTCATGCGGCCACCTGTTTAGTTCGGCCATACGTTTTATGGCGTAGTTCTCGATAACCGTGACTGCTCAAGATATTTCTAGTCTCGGAAGTGATAGACCACGTAGAACAGAACTCAGTGCGTAGCCCGATACCTTGATAGTCTTTGCGCTGACCCGCCGTATTTATCATTCGGTCAACAACCAATAAGTCGTGGGGATATCCCTTCACGAACCATTCGATTTTATTGCCGAACTCGGTTAATACGTCTTCAAAAAACACCATACCCGTGTCGTAGGCCAGCGTGTCTTTGGCAATAACGAAACTATATAGCGCGGCAAGAAAGATATCGGCATTAGCAATATCGCCACCCCAACGCCAGTCATGGTCTGGATGCGTCGGCGCTCGAGACTGACTTAGAATTATTCGGTGAGGTTGTGCACTTAACATCAAGTCAGTTAAAGCTTTCGATAAACTCACACCGCGAGGGACAATAAATTTCTTACTGCTTTGGTGTAGCTTTACACGCCACTTGTGAGCCGTGCGATTGCCTAAGTTGATAAGTTTTTCACTCATCATTTGTAACTTTTCTTCCCAGCTCAAAACTGAATACTGCTCGGAATACACACTTACCGCTTGCTTAAGATGAAAATCAAATAACTGGCGTAACTTGTCGTGAAGGTCTTCAACGGTACCGGTACCATCTGAGCCAAATCGAGAGGTGTTATCTTCTAAGAACTTTACGAAGCGTGGTTGTGTAATCGCGTCAGCAATTACAAATAGCATCGTGGCCGTAGCCTGTTTATTGATACGTTTAACATCAGTCATGATCGTCAATTTCCAATTTTAAAAGTTAATTAAGAGGGGGGAATATTCTCCCCCGAGCGTTACGACTTTTCAGGTCGTTCGAACTTCTCACCACAATAGCAGCAATGGCTTGCTATTATCGTTATTGAATCTTTCTTAAGATTCTTTTGCGGGGTACCGTCTCGCTTCATAGGCCGATACTCGTAGTCAATTTTAGGACTGGTTGGAGCATACTGACCTTCCGCAAGCATATAAGCTCGGCCCTGCCACTCGGCTTTAAAGTCTTCCACGTTGTCCGGCAATTGCGCTTTAATATGCTCGGTTACTTTTTCCATCGTTTCTTCAAAACAATTACACATCGTCAATTTCCTTAGCTTGCAGCCCGTATCGGGCTATGGGGGGTTACTTCATACCAATCGTAGAGCTTCATAGTCTCTCGACTATAATCTCGCTCCCACGTTCGGCCATTTGCATCTACTAAACAGTAAGGCACTTTACGTCGCTCACACATGCTGTCGGCGTGCTCTTTTGCCTTATCCGGACTCGGAGCAAAGAACTCTTGAGTCCGTCGCTGATGTGTGAACCTGTCGTGATACACCAGTTCGTACTTCACTTAAGCCACCTTGTCTAATTTTTTACTTTGTTGAAAATAGCGGTACAACTCGCCGCCTACCCATTCACCTTTCGGCACTGACACACCATTACCAATCTGGCGATATGCTGACGTAGCCGATACTGGGAACGTAAACCAGTCTGGTACTCCCTGCAGCCTCGCATACTCACGCACCGAGTAAGGACGAACACCCATTGGGAATCGCTTGTCAGCAACCAAGCGCGTCGATTTGTCCTTGGCATAGTGAGCGACACACGTTGGCGCTAAATCCCCTTTGCTCGGGTCGCTGATTATTGGGAGGTCGCGGTACTTACCCGTCATTCTCGCTTTAATAGCACTAGGCAACGTTACTTCTGGGTCATGCTCGACAATCTCAGCCAGCGTCACCGGACGACAGTTCTTAGGGGGGCGAATTTCAAATGGTCTGCGGGTACCAAAAATAATCAGACGATCTCTTCGCTGGGGTAACCAATGCTGGGATTGCACCGGGCAAAAAACGTGAACATAGTAATCCGGCAACTTTGTCATAGCCTCCATTACTAGCGGGAACGCTCTCATTCCTGGCACATTTTCAACCACGTAAGCATCGGGCTTGCGAATGGCCAAGTGACGCAAAGCATGAAGGAATAAATCGTCACCCGTTCTTACACCATGAATATCACCTATCGTGGAATATTTGGTGCAAGGGTAGGTGAAGATCATGGCATCACATTCTTCTTGGTTTAACACCAGCTCTTCGGTCAAGTCGCATTGTTTGATATGGTGGCCAATATTCTCGCGATACGTCTTAACAGCATCGTTATCAATTTCAAAAGCTTGGTTTATTGTTAAACCCGCGTTTATTAGCCCAATATCCATAAGGCCGGCACCACAAAAATAACTGTTTACATTTATTTGCATCGTCAATTTCCAAATTTAAGAGTTAATTGTTTAACTACCGTCGCGATTCCTACGGCGCTTTCTCTCTTCGTACATATACTTCTTGGCTTGGGTGTCGCAGAACTCATTTACCGCTGAGCGTTTATTACCATACCCGCTATGGCCTTTAACCCACTTCCACTTTATGTACTTCAGTTTCAAGTGTTTTAAGTTCTCCGTCATAACTGGCTTTAGTTTTCTGATTGCTCCTTGGCAATCCGACTGGATTACTAAAACTTTCCCCTCCCAGCTAAAACCTGTGTTAAAGGATTTATTGCGTTGAGCGTGAGTTAAGGTGTGGATAACAGCACAAATCTCAGCTTCTTCGGCGTTATTACATTGGTCGAGAATCCCACCTACACGAAAGGTTCTTGGCGGGAATCCCGCTTTTACCCAACCACCAAAACCCCCCGCTTTTGTTTTTGGGCAGAAACTAGCATCACAGAACAATGTGATAAACAAGTCTCGGTTATCAGGCTCAGCCTCAGGGTGCGAAACAATCGGTTCGCTGCTTGTTACGTCCCAAGGTGGAGCGTCAGGATCAAAGTCTTTGAACATAACTAATTACTCGTGTCTAAATAAATCAGAACCCGACTTAACCGGTGCCTTATGGCTGGCACGGTGCTCAAGACTTGGGGCCGGTTCAATCGGCTCAAGTGACATTACCTCGGCCAGCGTATCGCTATTTTCTCGAAGCCAATCCAAAAGAACCTCCCGTTTTCGAGCATCCGTTTGGGCTTTTGTTACACTCGGCGGCATTAAGAGAGGTAAATCATCTACGTTAAGCTTTTCTAATACGTTATTCGCTCTAGCTATACTCATAACGTGTCCGAGTGAGTTTGCTATGGCCCCCTCGCTATCATCATCTAATGGACCAACATTGAATTGTGGGGTAACTCGGTATTCACCATCAGGTATTAACCAACGGAACTCATCCCAAATTTCGAGAAACTGCTCGTCTAACTTAGCGACACGCTCATCTGTAGTTAAAGCTCTGGCCGGTTGAGACCCCGCACGATTAGTATATTGCTTTGGTTCAGGCTTACGTTTGAGAAAACCCGTACCCTTACCATTAATCACAAATATCTCGCTACGTACCATTGATAGAATATCTGAATAAGATTGAGCAAAATCATAACCACTAAAGGCTACAGGTTCAGAGCCCCCGTGTGTTAGGTGGGCATGATAAATGTAGTAACCCATTGTGATATCCGCCTCGTTGGTGAATGCTGTTAATATTGCATTCGCGGTCTCGGGGCACATTAACGGGATAGTGGTAGAGAGACTATTCTGGGTTACTTCTTCAACCGCGATAAGTGTTTCGTAAGTGTTACTTGAAGCGGGTTTCTTCATTTCAACTAACTTATTGTGAACTTGCTTTTCTTCGTAATCCGTCAAGTTACTCAGCGCTTCGCCAAGTTTCTCTTTGTTCCAAACAATCATTCGTGCCTCTACTACGACACCGTTACCTAATTTAAAACCTTTTTTCATCGTCAATTTCCTAAGTTAATTCCAAAGGGGGAGAACATTCCCCCCTAAATCACGCTAATTATTACTGCTTCACGGTTAAAACATTCCGAGCAGATATTCTTGCTCGAACCCATTAACTCAAGTTCCATTTCTATTGCACGGCGTCTCGAGTCACTTATCTTTGACTGGCACTTTGAACAGTGCGCGTCAGCCTTTGCAGGGGTGAGGTTTTGAAAGTTAGGGATACTACTCACCGTGTTTTCTCCTTATCGTCAATTTTAATCGTTAGGTTCTAGGTCTAAATACAACTGCCAGCGGAAACCGGCCGACGTTACAAAAAATAGTAACTGGCCTGTTTGGTCGCAGTATTCTTTTCTACACGTTTCCTCAAAGGAATCGCACTGAATAAATGTCTTGTCGAACTCAGTAATAGCTTCAACGCGACCATGAAATATCTTCGGAGGCCAGAAACTAAATTCCTCGCTCTCCGGCTTACGACACACGATCATGTGGACGTTTTTATTCTTCTTCTTTGGCATCTTCAAAGTCCTCCAAACGTTCGTTCCAGTCTTCTTGATACAGCGAGAAGAAAATAGCTTGTAGTGCGGTATCATCCGCCAAGCAAACGGCTTTACCCGCACCCCCACAATCAGCATCTAGCGCTCGACTCAATTCATCGGCACAAGTGATAGTGAGAACCGGCACTTGGTTTTCCGCTTCAGGATCATCAGGGTCAACCCACTCAAGGTTTTCCATGATGTAGTCGTGAATGCTGTACTTACCTTCTACGAATTCCATCCAGCCCCATTCTTCATCCGCTAGAATATAGCGGATGGGCATACCTGAACTGACTCTTTCGGGGATGTTGTAGAATGCAATATCTTTATCCGCCAAAATCTCTTCGGAGGTGTAACGGTGTGGGTGTGGCTGTTTTCTTTCTTCCACCCCCAAAAGACCATCTAATAACAACGCCAGCACATGCTTCATAAACTCCAACGCTTCAGACGCGGTAGGTGTTTCGGTTCGTAGATGCGTGAATCGTTGGGACTCCTGAGGTAGATACTTTTCCGCCGCATCCCTTCTTAGGTATTGGGACCCCGCAACAATCGCATCCGCAACCTTACCTATTTCATGGTGTAAAGCCCAAAAAACTTGCTCGGCAGCTATTTGGCTTCGAAAATCCTCAGTATCAATATCTAGGAACTTCTGAATTTCTGGTGTTACGGCCCCATAGCCAGCAACACAAGCCGGAGTACCACAGGTGTGAATATCTTTCGCTTCATTAGCCACCATTTCACTGCCAAAATAAGAAATCATTTCCAAAGGCAACTCCGCCTCAACCACTTTCTCCATCGTTGTGATTAACATGCGGAGTAGGGGGAACCGAGGGTTTACTTTTGGTGGTTGGTTATTCATCGTCAATTTCCTCAGCAATTTTTCCCGCTTCCAGTAACTTGCGGTACTTAAGTACGTTCTCGGGGGAATAGTCCATAAGACCAAAGGACTTTTTACCCGTTTCTAAACAAAGCGCAGGGCCGTAAACATTTAGGTTTATCGACTCAAGGTAAGTGATAACTTCAATAAGCGTCTTGTTTCTGGGACGCTTTATCTTCGAGGTGTCTTCACTCATTACTCTTCCCCTTCAGGTAAGGTTGCAAGGTAGGCCAAAACATCGTCTTGTAGAGCGAGAACGTTACGTATCTTCTGCTCGTTCGCTTCGATAAAGCCGGTTAAGTCGTTGGGTGTCTCCCCGCCAAAGTCCACGCGGCCATCACCCATACGGTCCTCGATGTTCAGTTGCTTGCAGTAGCGTTCGGCTTGCTCGTAGGTGGTGCAGTCTGGAACGTGGGTTTGATCTTCCGTACAGACGTCAAACAGCACGCGAGGTTTGATAAAGAAGGGGCCTTCATCACATTCGATTTTGTGATCTTTAACTTCACCATGCACCACACCTGAGAATAACTGCTCACTTTCGTAGATTCGCTGGCACTCTTGCTTTAGGGCATTTATCGTTTGCCTAGCGTCCTCTAGTTTCTTTTGCAACGACTCTATAACGTCCACTAGTTCGTCATTACGGAAGTTTTTCAAATAGTTATTTCTGTCAATTTCACTCATCGTCAATTTCCTTAAAGTCACAATAAATTGGCCCTTCATCAGGAGCCATAAAGTCAATTTCTGGGTCGGTAGCAAACTCACAATGCTCAACCGATTTATACCCGTCACCTAGCATGGTGCCACCACACTTTTTGCACACTTGGCGCATCGTCAATCTCCAAAAGAGGGGGGGAATGTTCCCACCCTAGTTATCTAAAAAAGCTCACGTTCTGACAAAACGCATTTACCATTTTTAGGGTCTTGTCTGTGGCTACACTTTCTAACACTCGAATAGCGGCAATTACCCCACGCTTGCTGTCTTCAAATCGCAAGATATGAAGTATCTTTCCCGTATCCAGCTCCGAGATAACCCACATCGCCTCATTCATCTTCCGCTTCCTCACGTTTCCAGCGTTTTAGTTCACGCTCTTTGAAGGCCAGCACATGCTTCATATAAGTTAGGGCGTCCGACGCAGAGGGATTAGGCTTCGTTATATGATTAAATCCAAGTTCAGTTTCAGGTAGATAAAACCCTGCAAAAGTCCCTCGCTCTTCATAGTGGCTACCAATTATCGACCACGCTAAATCCCCAATTTCGTCAAGTAACGAATCACTTACGTGCTCAGCCGTTTCCCTCGCTCGGAAATAGGGCATATCAACCTCAAGGAATTTCTGAATTTTAGGATTAACCGCTCCATACCCAGCAACACACGCTGCCGTACCACAAGTGTGAATATCTACGGACTGGTCAGGGATTTCCTCATTCTCAAAATATGTTTGAATATCAAACGGCAGCTCAGACGCAACCACTTGTTCCATGGTCTCGATTAATAGTCTTAGCAGGGGAAAATTACCGGTACTCATAAGTCACCTCTCTGGGCAAGCGAAACCGTCGGAGAACCCTTACCCTTACCCACCACCAAATGATCGAGTAACGGCACATCGATAGCCGACAGTGCTTGTTTAATCTCTTGTGTCAAACGAATATCCGCTGTGCTTGGCTCGGGATGGCCCGAAGGATGGTTATGCGCGATTATCAACGCCGCAGCATTCAGCTCTAAAACACGACGAATAATCTCACGAGGGTAAACCGAGGCCGAATTTATCGTACCTTCAAACATTATTTCACCCGCAATCAAACCGTGTTGAGCATCAAGGAACACGCAAAGAAAACGTTCGCGAGAACCCTCAGACAGTAGTAAGGAACAGTATTGCTTGCTGGCCTCAGCATTGGAGATTTTGTAGCGGCCATAATGGTTAGGCTGTTTCTCACGAATGATGTTTAGCGCTCGAGTGATAGCGCGTTTCTCAGTAGGGGTGTAAGGACCACAATCAGTTAGTTTAGTCATAGTCGTCAATTTCCAATTTTTAAAAAGTTAATTACCAAAGTTTTCGAACAAAGGGGGGAACATTCCCCCCCTCTTAGGCGACGTCTTTCGCTCTTACCTCGAGCATGGCCAGAAGATAATCGGCGTAGCTAATGAAATCATCCAGATACTCACTACCCAGATACAACCACGCAAAACGTTTAATACTTGCAAGGTCAAGTCCTATACCTTCAGCCGAATACCGGCGAATGTGGATATTGACCCCCAAGAGCGAATCAATCAGCAACGAGCCCGCTTCAAAATCATCCAGCACAAGACTCACTTCTTCCACCAAGGCACAGATAAACGCGGATTCAATTAACATCCAGTGCGAATACTTCCAGCCCATCAAGGACCGAATCTTCGCATCACGGACACAGTAACCCTCAATCGTCGTGTGTGGTGTGTCTTGGGTTATCGGCTTGAGGTTCTGAATCGAGGCCCGAGAGCCTTCGTCTTCACCTTCGAGCGTCATAGCCAAACGACCACAGTTTCTCGCCGTATGTGCAACCGCAATCATACGCCGGAAAATAGGCAGATTTTTACTCATAATCGTCAATCTCACTAATTGTCGGGTTAAACTATGCCGATTCTCGGGCCGCAGCGCCACTACACGAAGACTTCTCGGTGAATTCGTCCTTACCTAGCACCTTCTCCATTGCACCCGCTGAGGATGCGATAGAGGCCGCGCATTCAACACCACAGTTAAAACCAAAATCCACGAGTTTTTCGACCACTGAAAAGTCCAGGCCGAGTTCTTGACTCAGCGCTTGAGTACGACGGTGCATTTCACCGAGGTCGTCCGTGCCCTTCAGAGCGTCGGATTTTCGGTAGAGACCAATGAGACATTCGATTTGCTTGGCTTTCATCTGCATGACAGCTTCAGCAATCTCACGCTGGGTTTGGCGCATGAGTTCACGAGGGGAGGGAGCAGTCTGGTTTACAGGCTGGGGGATGGTTGTAGTCATATCGTCAATTTCCTAAGTTAATTAATCGGCTCACGCCGTAACACCCCGAAGGGCGGATTTAGTTATACAAGGGCAAAATGCCCCCGTCAATTGCAATGGTCTGATTAGGACCAAAAACACAATTTTGGTGTGGTTCAAATTCACAGGGTTTTGTTGGTCGTTGCGACAGTGAGGACCACCCGTGAATTCAAAATCCCTGTCGCGCAAAAGTTACAGCTCGTCACGCAAAGGTCGTTTGCCAGATCACTGCGGCTTGCAGCAAGTCACAAGGAGGAACACGGACAACGCTTGTAAATAATCCTTGGCTACGAATTAAAACGAAAGCGAAGTTTTTAAAAGTATACTTCTTAAAAAATGTTCCCAGTAAAATATATAAATGTACATTTAATAACGAAAGTTTGTGGGAACATTTTTGTCACCGGCTCTGTAGGCCTTATCCACCACGGCATTGCGAGTAATAAATACCCTCACCGAAGTTACGCGTAACTGGTCAAATTTCGCACAGCTACAGGCCGCATTCTACCGTTCGAGCATTTCGCAAAAAACGCTGAGAAAGTTTATGAGAACACAAAACCTAAGTTATTGAATCTAGGCCCTTAAATTGGTCTTGTGTGTGACTTTTAAGGGTTCTGCACAGGTTACGTCAAAAAGTTTACGGGAACAGGTGTTAACTGGCTCGGGAATGTCTGTTTTGGCCAGTCTAATTGTTGTGCTCATTTCGCAAACTAACAACATTTGGTGATGCTTTGCTACGCGCTCGGGGTCCAAATTACCTAGCTGTAAGAGTGTCACACCTTTCAATTCTAGCGTGCCAATCTCGTATTGTAGCGTGCCGTATTGGAGGACAACCACTGGCTTAGGCCAGCCAAAATATACCGAAACGTTATTAAATTTCATCGTCAATTTCCTGTCAAAAAGTGTCCAAAATTGTCTCAAAATGGGGGAGAATGTTCCCCCCTTTAGGCTCTTAACCTATCTCAAAATGGGGGAGAATGTTCCCCCCCTTAGGCCCTAAAATCGGGCTCGGTTTTGAGGTTAAGGCAAATACCTGTGGCCTTAAATTACTTTACACGACCCTTGTATAGGTCCTATATTCTCATGCGAGAAGCTTGGGGAGAGGGTTGAGGGTTGGAATCGGCCCTGCTCCTATTTCCGCGCTGTCAACACTTGATTCGAATTTTTCGATTCTTTTTATCGAACCAAAAACCACCAGCCTAGATTTTAGATTCTATTTTTTAGAATGAATCCGCCTTTCCACCAGCAAAAGCGCACTTCCACCAGCCGAAAATGACTTCTTCTATCGTGAGCTTCATCCCACAAACTGAAAATCGAGATCAAGAACAGCGGAATACTAGCGTAACTAGGTACACCTATTAGGCCCAGGCCCTCGGCACTCGAAATGAGGACCGTGAACCCAGCCACCAGCGTGAGAAAGTGCACCATAAACGCAATAAATAAAGCTATATCTGTACGTTTAATCATCATCAATTTCCTTTTAGTTGAACAAGTGTGGTTCGGTAAAATATAAATCCCGAATATTCTCTTCAGTTAAGACTTTTACGTGCTTTTTTAATTTAGAAAGTAGAATGGTTCGTGTGTATGGGCCATCGTGAATAACAAACCCTGCCCTTTGCTTACCATGCGGGCCCATGAGTAGCTTGCTTTGCACTGTAATCATCATCAATTTCCTTGTATCTGGGGGGAATGTTCCCCCCTAAAAATCGCCGCGACAGTCACGGCCCTGTAGTTGCCCAAATTCCCTTCGCGCCAATTGCTATAACAATCCACCAGCCTAGACCCTAGAAACGAGGCCCTAGGCACGCAATACGCTAATAAAGAACCGCGTATACCCACCAGCACGCACATCATGTATATGATGTAGGCACGCGCTTAATAGCTTCGCGAAAAGTAAAAAACCGATTAGTACTAGCCGTACTAATCGGTTTTTTATTTCTCGAATTGAGGGGGGAATGTTCCCCCCCTTGGTCCGCTTACTTGGTCAATTGCTTTTCGATATCCTTTTGAATATCTAGCGTTAATGCAAGCATAGCTTTGGCAACTTTTGCGCGGTGAGTCTTAGGTAAACCAGCCGCGTCTAGGGCCTCAAGTTGGTGATTGATCAATGCTTGAGTGTGATCCTCAAGCTTAGAAACTAGGGCCTGAACCGCACTTGTTACATTGTCGTCCGCTGCACGTTTAGCCGCGCCCCCCTCTTTATCCTTGCCTTTTACCGGCTCGTTTTTCGCGTCCTTGCTTGGCTTTTCTTCTTTCGCGTTAGCCGGTAAATAACCCTCTAAAAAGGCCAACCATTCCACGCGCCCTTGTGGAGCAGTACCCGCGCCGTAAATATCCGCGCTTAATACCTTGTCACCTATTTGCGCAAAAGTGCCGTTTAATTCGATGGTTTTGATAGCGTCGAAAAACTTGGTTAGATATTGGCGGTTATCATTTACGAATTTCACGTAAGTTTTCCAATAGCCTTTCGCCTGATTGTATAGGCGTGAGCTATCGCGGTTAGCTTTTGTACGTTGGTTAGCTGGCACGCCGTACAAGTCGCAACAAAGCGCAATATTAGCGCCTTTTTCCATGTTGTGTGCTACGGCATAGCAAGCGATAGCCATTTTCACGGCTGGCACACGTAGATCATTCTTATCAGCAGTAACAAGCGCAGAAGCAAAAACAGAAGCGTTAAAAGTGGTGGTAGTAGTCATTATCGTCAATCCTTAAAAGTTAATTTGTTGGTGGGGGAATGTTCCCCCCTCGAGTCAGTAAGTCGCTACTTGCCCCGAGTTGTATTCACTATATAAGGGGGGGTAGATTTTATGCAAGAAAATGGGGCGATATAGTGGGGTGGTCATCACACGCCACCTGAAAAATTTTTGGAATTTTGGAAGGTTATAGCTACTACCCTCAACCCTAGAACCGAGAACCGAGAACCGAAATCCTCAACCCTCAACCCGAGAACCTAGACCCAAGACACAAAAACTCAATCCTAGACCCGAGAACCTAGACCCAAAAGTGAACCTTAGGAATATAAAACGAGTAGTAAAAGAAAACCCCGAGGGTTGGGCCACTCGGGGTTTGAGACGTTCAACGTAATCAGAGGTCGTTGTGCGTAGGATAAGCTTGAAACTAGGTATGTATACAGGAGTACAAAAGTTAGAACAGCTTTATCGTCAATTTCCAGATTGTAGGAGTGGTTAAGGTGTCGAGCCCCCACTCGGTTGATTAGCCTTTAAAGGTGTATGTGCATATACAAGACTTTATTTGCTGTCAACGCCAACTAAAGTATAAAATTTTTCTTAAGTGGTCAAGCCAGTAAATAGGGGTTTACCCCCCGTATTCATAGGATAAGCTTAAAGCATTAAGCTCTTCAGCATGATTCTAAACACACAATTAAACTGTGTTTACCTAAGAATACAAATAGACAAACTGAAGCGATTTACACACACCCTAATTGTGTGAACGAAAAATTAAAAAAGCCAAAAATAATTTAAATTATTTTTGGCTTAATAAGGTTTTGATTGTTTAGTGTCCGGTTATTGGCCTATCCGTGGCCTATCCGTGGCCGTTTAGATGAATGTCTAATCCGTAATATTGAATCACTAAACGGTTTTTTGAATCGCGTCCTACGACTTGGAGAAACTGGTATAACGTGCTCAGCTCTTTCGTTCTGCGATAGAATTCACCTTCATCTACGACAGCCCCGTTTTTAAACTCCCTCACAGAGGCAGCATACAAGGTATATAAATCTCTACCGGAAATAGACGGTAGTGCTTTTAGTTCTTCTAGCAGCTCTTCTTTAGGCAGCGATTTAAGGACCGCTATCATTGAATCATCAGAAAGCTCAATGTAGCCCGAGGCCTCAAAGAAGTAGCGAACGTTGTTATTCATCTGGCCGAGTTGCCGCACAAGCTCATGGTGTGAGTCTGGTAGCGTATAGTCTCTTTGATTCACCAATCTCGGGTAAGCTTGCAAGGCCCACGAAATGATTTTGTCTTTTTCTTCCGCGACAATCTTATTGCCAATATCCAGTTCTTGTTTCCCTTTCGGGATGGGCTTGTTCGTATTAAGTATCAACCAACGACGAGTAAACCCCTCGGAGAAATCTTTTGTCTTCGGAAGATGATTTGAGGCAAACCAATGGGTGGCCATCGGTTGCAAAGTGTTATGTTGATTTATGTTTCGCTTCAAAGTGATTTCATTCCCATCGACGATATCTTTAAAGCGCTGGCTGTTAATCGGTTCGTTTTCAGAGAGTTCCCCGCACAGGTTCAACAGCTTGTTTGATAGTGCGGCCAGTGCGTCATTATCACCCCACTTGTTAGGCGGGAGCGAAACGCGCTTTTGAGGGGGGACAAGGCCACGGATGATATTTAGTATCTGGCTCTTACCCGACTTTGGGGTTCCGTGAAGTAAGATAGCCCGTTGAAAAAGAGTGCCGGTGTTGAAGAACGTTGCGGCCATGGCCTCTTGCAACGCCAGGATGTTATCGCTCTCTTCGTCGCTGGCCCAAATGTCCGTGATAAAGTTATAGAGCTTTTCAGGCGGGTAAATCTGTTCGGGGTCGAAAGTAAACGGAAGTGTGTATGTCAGCCCCATATCGGGGTCGTGTGGGAGTAGCTGAAGATGAGAGTTTACGAACCCGTTATTGAAGTTCACCCCAACAGCATTGACGCGTCTAAGCGGCAGGGCCAGTTTGTTTTTGATGGCCATAATAATCGCTTTCGTGTTACGCGTACCTTTGTCTGTGAAATTCGACGGGAAGTACCGGTCTATAATTTCGCTTATCTCATAATCCTCCACGGGAGCCCAATGTGTTCCAACCCAGCGACATAATCTATGTGGGTCAATGCCCGAATCAAAACGATGTTCGGTTTGGCTAGATAGAAATTGTGTGAGGATAGTCACGATGGCCGGAAGGTCTATAACGCCACGCGCTTGTTTTCTTAAGCTGGTTATTTGGCTATCCATCTTCGTCATGTTTAGCTTCATCCCAGACTGTCTAGAGATATATCGTTTAAGTTGGTCTATCTCTAGCTTTGTTACGGTGAAGGAACGAGCGATTTCCTCCATGGCCGACTGGCAAGCGCTAAGCATTTGGGTTTCATTCCCGATGGCATCCGACATTTTATCGAAAACGAACTGTTGCAACCCTTGATATGTATACTGAGCATCCTTTGAAGTGAAGGGAATGGCGTACCGGTCCTTCATACTGGCGCCAATATTGACGTCCCAGTGTGGCGGGAGGCGAAGATTGTAGTACATCCGAACTTGATGGATGAGTGAGTAAAAGGTTTGGAAATAGGCGTCTTTTTGATGATTTGGCGGTATTTCGTCAAAATTTTGCGAAAAACTGTTATAAAGCGCATCAATTTCCTGCAAAACAGGTAAAAGATAGGTGTTTTTGTCGCAATTTAGTAAAAAATCGTAGCAAAAATGCGTCAAGTAGGACCGCATATTTACGTCTAATTGGCCTAGCGTGTGTAATTTTGTCCTTGCTTCATGCTGATATTGCTCTTTTTGAAACTCGACCTCGGGCAAAATCTCCTGCAAGACGTCCATGATGTGATGCGGCTCGAATACCGGTAGGTTGTCTATTACGTCTTTTGTGGGTACCTGTGTGGGGGAAGTGAGTACCACAAACGTGTCTTCCGCAAGGAAGGAAAGCAAACTTCCCTCGAGGCCCGAGCCGTGAACGGTAAATGATTTTAAAGAGTCACTGCAGGGTGACGGGGCAGGGGCTTTAAAAATCATGTAATGGTTGTTTGACTCGGAGACCAGCCAAAAACTTGATGGTAGCTTATGTGACAGTGAAAGCTTTAAATCGGATTGTTTATGATCGAGCCTAACCGCAACAAGACAAGATTCACTCTCGTCTTTTAAGGCCTGACCTAGGGCCACACCGCAAAGCTTATCCGCATGTGTCGCTTGCCAGTTCTTTTGGTGTAACTCTTGGGTCGCTTGCAGTATTTTATCACTTGGGATAGCTGGCAACTTTGACGTTTTAAATATTGGGATGGTTGGCACACCCACAGCAAATAAGGCTTTCGATAATAAACTATACATTCGGTTACTCCTGATTAAGTACGAGTTTCATTTCGTCTATAAACTCAGATTTTTGCTGCGGTGTTAGATAGCGCTCCATGCTATCGAGGATAAAGGTTTTGAATACACCAAATTGTTTTATACCTGAGGCGCGTTCTTGAACGTCGAGGATTTTTTCCATTAATGACACCATGGTCCGAAAGGTACTGGTCATTTCACTGGTGTCGCTTTTATTCAGCGCGGTTTTGAAGCTTTTCATATCCCGATAAAGTTGTAACGCTTCGGTTTCAAAATCCGGTATGGAATCCAAATCCTCAATCTCTTGGGCTGCAACGGTCATGCCATCGTTGGAGTTGGGGCTAAACAGTAGGGCGAGAAATTCTATCTCGTTGGGTTCGTAGGGACAGTCTTCATCCTCGAGGTAGGTGGGGTCGTCTTGGATAAGTTTTTTCCACGTATTCAGCGTTGTGAAAAGGTTCGGGGTGAACTCAGGATAGAATTTGGGTGTTTTCATCGTCAATCTCCGCATTGTTATAGGTTAAATATCATACCGCAAGATTGCCTGTATAGTCAGTAAAGCGTAATCTAGGCGAAAAATAGACTAATTGACGATAATTGGGGTAGCTGTGGCTAATCAGTTTTTAATGGATTTGTACTCGACTGCCGAAGGCCGGTACAACAAAGATTCAAAAGATATGACGCATGGGGATTGGATGTGTGCCAACACTTCACTCAACAAGCGACCCTTTAGTTTTGAGCGCTACCCCTTTCAAAAACAGATTGCGGATGATATGCACCCCAGTCTAGATTGTATAAAACCTTCTCAGGTTGGCCTTACCGAAATACAGATTCGTAAAGCGCTGGCAATACTAAGCCGAACACCCAACACCTCTTTGATTTACACCATGCCTAATGAGCGAATGTTTAAGCGTATTTCAAAAGCGCGTATTCAGCCTTTGATTAACTTTGACAAAGCGTTTCGTCAGGAGAGTGGGGACAAAACAAAGCAATCGATGGACCTTATGCGAATTGGTACCAGCTTTCTTTACGTCACGGGTTCTGCAGAGGCCGACGCCACGAGTATCAACGCGGACTTTGTTTTTAACGATGAGATTGATTTAACAGACCCGTCGATGTTGTCACTCTTTAACTCTCGTCTACAAGGCTCTGACCATCGTGTAAACCAGCGTTTTAGTACGCCGACCTATGAGGGTGTAGGCGTTGACAGGGGATACAGAAGGAGCGACCAACATGAGTACGTGATCAAGTGCCGTTGCTGTAATCATTACCAAATACCGGTATTTAGCCGAGCGTTCGTAGAAGTTGATGGTCTTCCCGATGATTTGGAAAAATTCGAAGATATCTCGGATAACCTAATTGACTCTGGCCAGCTCGATATTCAATCCGCACGCGTGGTTTGTGAAAAATGCCGGAAGCCCCTGAACCTTGCGGACTATGAAAACCGTGAATGGGTTGCAAAATACCCGAGTCGGGTACTCAACCGTGGTTATCGTATCCGCACGTTCTCTACCCATAGACTCGACCCCCAGTATTGTTTCGCTCAATTATTTGATTACAAGTCGAATGACAACCTGAAGGGCTTTTACAACACAGTAAAAGGGGAACCCTACAACAACGAGGACCAGAAGCTTTCGTTAAGCCAGATAAAACTCGCTATGGGTAGCCCTGCTATTCCCGAGCCGAGACAGGGGGAACCTCACTTTATAGGTATTGATATGGGGGTAACGTGCTATATCGTTGTTGGTTGCGGTATGGACCCTAGAAAGATGCGTATTATTCTCGCCACGTACTGTCATATCGACCAATTAAGGGGGCTAGTTAAGAAGCTAGATGAGCAATACAAATTTGTTGGTGGTGGTCTAGATAGGTACCCTTACACGCCCACGAGTAATGATATTAGAAATGGTAGCCTAGGGCGGATTATGCCGGTTCACTACACGAAAAGTAAGGAAGTGGCCGAAGAGAAGAATGCCTTAGGCGAAGTGGATTATATCAAGGTAAACAGAACGGATATGCTGGACCATGTGGCCACAGGCTTAAGAAACTTAACGTGGTCGATTGAAGGTTACACCAGTAACCAAGATAAAATTGAATCTCATCTTCAAGATATGATCCGAGAGGAAGTTGAAGAGGAACAAGCCGTTTGGGTTAAGCTTTCTGGCAAGGACCACTTCTTTCACGCTATGGCCTATCTCGCGTCAGCCGTTTCTTACAAAATCGTGAAAGACGGACTTGAAGGCTGGGTTAACGTAAATACGGATTTCTCGAACGCTGGTCATGGTGGAGGTATCATTCTAGGCCAACAAGATAATGATATCTTTGGCACAACCGACTTAATCGGTTATTCTTCCAGCAATAACCCGACAAAAATAATTCGTCGGTACTAACAATTTGGGAAATTGACGATGGCCGGAACAATACTTAGCAAGCTCAAGGTAATTGTGCCTAATCGGTTTAAGCCGAAAGGGAGTACACAAACTGCGACCTATAACGCAGAAAACAATACGGAAGTCCTATCGCTCCCAGATTATCGGGAACACTTAGAAGATATTTATTCAAGTCGAGTTTCGGATAACTCACAAGAACTCATCATGAAGCTTGTTAAGTCCGATCCTGACGCTTCAGCAGCCCTAGGTGCGTACTTAACCACTGCCGGAAGCGCTATCCCTTATATTGTTGTAAAAGACCCTGACGGAGCGATTGACCGCGACGGGGCCAAGATAGTCAATGAGCTTATTGAAGCCCTCGAGACCCGTCGGGATTATTCTAAAGGTTACTTAAGACCTAAAACGCTTCGAGAACTCTCCGAAGAGTTCCGCTATATGTTATTGGCCCGTGGCGGTATAGGGTGTGAAACCGTATTTGGGGACCAGCTTCAATTAACTGAGCTTCGTAATATTGATATGGCCAGTATTCGATGGCAAGAGAAAGAGCCAGGGAAAATGGTACCTTGGCAAGACCAAGGCGGCGGGGACCCAATAAAGATGGATATCCCGTCGTTCTTCGTAGCGTGGTACCGAAAGTCACCTATAGAAGCCTATGGCCATAGCCCATTTGTTAGCGCAATTAATACCATGGCAGCAAGGCAACAGGTGATTAATGACTTGTATCGAATCATGCAAGTTACAGGGTTCCCGCGAATCGCTATCAAGGTACTTGAAGAAGTCTTGGTGAAAAATGCCCCCGCGGATGTTAAGGCCGACGCACAAAAACTAAGAACCTATATTTCTCAACGCCGCCAAGAGATTGGAAGCGCGTTTGCTTCGCTGCGTCCAGACCAAGCGATGGTTCACACCGACAGTGCGGAAGTCTCAATGCTGAATGAAAAGAACCCTGCTACAGGGATTAAAATTCAGGAAGTGATTGATACGCTAAACGCGCAAAACCAAGCCGGTTTAAAGACGATGGCTACGGTATTAGGGAGAGGCGAATCAGGGGTGAATACAGCTACGGTTGAAGCGAACTTATTTGCTAAAGCAGCGGATAGTTTGAATGAACCTATCGGAGAAATCCTCGGTAGTATGCTGACGATGGCCTTGCGTATGCAGGGGTCAGAGAGTCGAGTTATTGTTAGGTTCCCGAATATTGATTTGCGCTCAGAGCTTGAGCTAGAGGCACAATTGAATTTGAAATCTAACCGCTTGCGCACGGACCTGAGTGATGGCTTGATAACAGACGATGATTATCATATCGCCATGTATCGTCGAATCCGTCCTGACGCTGTACCGGAGTTGAGCGGGACTGGTTTTATTGGTGGCGCTATGGAAGTAGACGCTGAAAAAGTGAGCCCTAATTCTGACCCACAAGGACGCTCAGTTAGTCGCGCTTCAGACAAAAGTGCGAAGTCTAACGCTAACCAGTCTTAAGGTTAATTTTTAATCGGGCTTGGCAACGCGATTGAAAAGCCCTAAGATAATCGAAAATTTGGATGGAAATTGACGATGGCTAAACGGCTAACCCTCACTGAGCGTATAAAATCGCTTATCACCGCAGCCGCGGGTGATGAAATAGACTTTTCGCAGATTGCAGCGTATGAGAGCGTTGCGGCATCTACTCGTCCAATCAATCAACCAAGCACAGCGTATCATGGCGCACAAATGACAGAAGGCTTTCTGTCCCAGATGGCGGCGTATTACAAAGAAGAAAGCGTTCCTATTCAGGTCATGCATAATGGCCAGATGCTCCCTGTGGGTAAAGTATTCGCTGCAGATACCTATAGCGCCGATGAAGGCCACACCAATTTAAACGTTCTTTTCTATGTGGATGCTCAAGGACCTTACGCCCGAGATATTGACCTTTCTATTCTCGATGAGGTTTCTGTGGGTGCGGCCCCCAATCACGCATATTGTTCGGAATGTAGTTTCGACTATATGGCCGAAGGTAACGAAATGAGTTTCTGGTTTCGTGAATGTGACAACGGCCATCGAATCGGTGAGAACGGAACCCACCTTCGCTTAACCGACCTCCGTGCTTGGAAAGAATTATCACTCGTGAACAAAGGCGCGAGTAATAAACCGAAGATACTTGGCTCTGCCAAGCAACGTCTGGGCAAAGACGCATATAACCAGCTTGCCGCTTCGAGTTCTCCTGAAGCCGTACAGTACAGTTATATGACTTGCTCCCCCACTCAAAGTGAAACAACAGGTGAAACTATGGATTTATCAGCATTAACAAACCAAGTTTCTACGTTGTCCGCAGCTAACGGCAAGCTAGAAGTTAAACTCGAAACGGCAGAGGCAGCGCTTACCGCTTCTCAGTCGGAAGTTGCCGCGCTGAAAGGACAAGTAGAAGAACTAAATACGAAGATTGAAAGCGGTTCTGAGACCAAACTTCAATCTGATCTTTCAGCCGCTCAAGCGCAACTTGAAACGGCGAACAAAATTGTCGGCGTGTTCGATGAACAACTCAAACTAGCTGTTGTTGCAGCGGGTTTAACTTTGGCTGACAACGCCAGCGCGGACGAAAAAATTGAGCTTCTAAAACAAGCTCAAATTAAACTGGCAGCAATTCCACGCGGCGGCGTAGGTAAAGGTGCGGATGCACCGGTAGCCGACGACGTTCTGGTTCTTTCTGCCGCGCATAACAGTGCGTTTGTTTCTAATCGATAAGGGGAAGAGTCATGCAAATTGGCGATTTACAACATAAGGGTATCCGCACTGAATCCGCGGCAGCATCTTTTTATCTAGATGCCTCAATTACGGGTTTCGCGGACGTTGGTAAACCTGTGTGTATCACAGGCAACTTTGAGGTGGGCTTTGGTGCTGCGGATGCTGAGATTATTGGCTACCTAGAATCATACGAAGACCGTGAAGTTGAAAATGTAAAAATGGGTGCGGTCTCTTGGCATATGTGCGCCGAGTTTGAATACGCGGGTACAGCTCCAACAGTGGGTGGCCACGTAGTATCAAACGGTGACGGTAAGGTAAAGGTTGCCGGAGCTGGGGCGGGTCGCAACGTAGTGGTTACCGCCGTTGATACCACAAATAACATGGTATCTGTGATCTTCCGTTAATTCGGAAGATTAGAACCAGAAATAAAAATTTGGAGATTGACGATGCAAACAGCAAATCTTAGTCAGATTAAACGCGCCCCACTTGATGTGGTTCTGGCGGGTATCAATAGTGAACACAGCGACGATTCGATTCGTGCCGGTGTTAAGCTGGTACAAGCAGCAAAACAATACGGTATTAACGTTCGTGACTACCTAAACTTAGCGGTTGACGTTCGTGCGTCAAACGATCCTGAAAAGGGTAAAAACTTCCGTTTAGAGAATGGTAACTTTATGACCGGCTATCAGGCCGCGATTGTTGAATTAAACCTACCGTTCAAAAACTCGTTTGAGCAAGGTATTACCCTTCAAGCGGCAGCGGACACCTTTAGTGCACGCCCAGGGTCTCGGGCACTTTTCCCAGAAGTTATCGATGATATGCTTCAGTGGAATACGCGCCAAGATATGTTCGAGTCAACGGCCCCGATGGTCGCTCAGACTCGTACTATCACGGGTAACGAACTTATTACTACAGCCATTTTTGACGACCAAGGCCAGTTGAATACTTCGCCTATCGCTGAACTTGCGAACATTCCGATGCAGACTATCAAAAGCTCTGATAAGTCGGTTAAGTTCTTCAAGCATGGCTCAGGTATCCGTACCTCATACGAATTCGAACGTCGTGTTAGCCTAGACATTCTTACGCCATATGCTGCTCGTATTGCGCGTAATAAAGAAATCAGCAAAGTGAAGATGGCAACCTCGCTATTGATCAATGGTGATGGTGTTCACGAAGCGGCAGAAGTGGTAGCAGCTTCTAACTATAAAGATTGGGATGCGGCTAAAGGCCTTAAAGGTAACTATGTTGCCTTAGCGGACTTCTTGGCGCAACGTGCTCGTAAAGGCGTACCGGTTGATACTATCGTAGGTAACTACGATATGTGGCTAGAACTGTTCCTAATGTTCTTACCTACTCAACCTAACGGTAAGTCTACCTCTGAAATTCTTCAGGAGAACGGTGGTCCTCGCGTGGCTCTGGCCATGGACTTCTTAAGCGGTGTTAACTTCCATATTTCAAGCTCAGCCCCTTCAGGTAAGCTGATTTGTTATTCGAAGGCTGACACGCTGGAAGAACTTATCGAAGCGGGTTCTGTACTGTCTGAGTCTGAGACAGCAATCAAGAACCAGTCGATTACTTACGTGAAAACTGAAAACTCAGGCTATCGCCTAGTTTACGGTGATACTCGCGTAATCTTCGATACTGCGGCCTAACCAAATATAGCCCCCTTAAAAGGGGGCTAATTGGAGAACTTATCAATGAAAAAGATACTCGCTGAAACCACTAAGTCTTTTATGCTAATGACGCGTTTTGGAATTATTGAAGCGTTCCGCCCTTCGGTAATAGGCCATTGCACGGAAGTGGACCAGTTTGTTTCACAGCAGCAAGTAAAAGTGCTGGATAACGACTTGCCAGAAAACGCCACGGACGAAGAGTTCAAAAAGTTCTTAGACTCTCATGAGGGTGACTGGGAAACTGCACTGGAAAATTTCAAGCTAAGCCTTAAAGGTGTTGAAGAGACGGAAGAAGGGGATAAGGAAGACGCTGATAAGGAGACGGACGAAGGGGATAAGGAAGACTCACCAGAATCAGAACCCGCACCAAAGAAAACTACGACTCGCACAACTAAAGCGAAGTCTTAAGGAACAACAATGTTAAGTGTCCCAAATAACGAAATGTTAATGCTGACAGAGTTTCAAATAGGTGACTACACCTATTTGCCGGACTTTGGGACCGTAAGTGTCTCCCTCAAGGACCATGAGGGCGTTGAGGTGCATTCAATGGATGTACCTTTTGATGCTGATTACAGCATCCCTCAAGATATCCTGAAAGTCAGCAGCAGTGATATCTTGAGCTTTTTTAAGTTGACGGTTAAGTTCACCAGTGAAAATCGCCAACGTATTTATACGGATATTGTTCGGGTTCATACGGATTTTATGTTTACATCCACACCCTCTAATCTAAGAAGCCTTATAGGGCTATACGAAGAAGAACTCCCTGATAGTGAGATTGATTTTATTTACTCGTTCAATGAGCTGGTAAATGAACTTGGCCAAGGCCTACTTGATGATACAAACGCTCGTATCAACAAGTTAATTTTGCTACATGAAGCTGTGCGCCACCTTCCTGCGTTAGGACTGAAAACTCTAAAGTCTAATGAAATTGACGACACTAAGAAGTCTCGACTATCCAATGTTGATATAAAATCCGTGCAGGACTCTATTACATCCCAGTATTGGGCTCACAAATTAACGTTTGAGTCTGTGGATCAATTCCCGCAAGACCCAATCCTTGAATTTGTGGCCCGAACTGACCCGTTCACAGGTGAAGACGCATGAATATCTTTAGCTCGTATTATCGCGACAACCTTAAGCTGGTTGCGCGTACTACGAAGCCCAGTGAAAGTTTTCGAAGTCTGGTACCTGTTAGGGTTCTGGTTCATATACCAAAGCGCTTTAGGGTTAGGGCGGGGGATATTATTCGTAAAAATGAACACACAGCGTTTCTACTGGCCGAACATCATGCTTACGGTTTAAATAACGTTTTTCTCGGTTTGTCTATTAACGCTGAAGCTGAGGTTATCTATTCTATTCGGGTCCGCCATCCTGTTACGGGGTTGGAGACCAATGGTTTTAGTACGGAAAGCGAAACCCTTCCCTGTGTTCAAGAAATAGAAACCCCGACGGAGGTAAAAGGCCTTACCGTCTCACAAGAGGTCTTTTACTTTGGCACTGAAATACCTAAGGACGCCAAAGTAAACGGACGAACGGTAACCAAGGTTACACCCGTTTCAGGGGTTTACCGCGTAGAGGTGTAGGCAATGTCGGTTACCGCGGATTTTCAAGCCCAGTTCGAAGCGCTCGTCACAGGCTTAACGGAAGGCGAAACCGCTTTCGTTAGAAGTGAAATAGAGTCGGCTACCGTATCCTTTCTGAATAATGTTTTCACTTCGTTAGCGGCCATGATCAGTGCTATGTCGAAGGAAGCCGAAGTCATACAATACGCGCCTAATGCGTTTGGTTATGAAGGAACGAGTAAACGTATTACTTCACGCTGGCAAATTCGCAAAAATCTAGGCCTAGGTAAAAAGCCTTTAACTAAAGAGCCTATGTTGTTTCGAGGCCTTAGTGAGAAAAAGGGTAAAACTTCACTGGTTGAATTGCTTAAAAGATTAGGAAGCAATAACGACACCGGAGCAAAGCTTTATACTGGGCTTGGTGGACTATCGTTGTCTCCGGTGGCTACCGGAACCTCAGCTTTAAAGCCTGGGCTTAAATATTCCAAGTGGGCGGGTAAAGCTTATAACCCACGAACCCGAGAATATGTCGCTTGGAAAGATGCGGTTATTCCGGCAGTAAACCATTACTTGAGGCAAGGGGCTGTTAGAACTAGCACAGGAACTACATTAGGCCCCAACGCGAGGGTCTCGGTTGAAGGAAGAAGAGGCCAGATATCAATACAGCGTGCCTTAGTTGAGGGCTTGGCCAGTGCGGGTATCAACGTGAGTTTTTTATCTAAGCTCAACAGTTTTCTTGGAGCTAAGTCGGATTTCGATGATCTTGCAGACATACTCGAAACGTTAGGCTTAATTGACCAAAAAGAGAGAAATAAGATAGGTCACTTGCATAAATACAAGCACGCTATTTTATTACCCTACTTTGGCGCCTTACTGTCTAGCACAGGAAAAAATTCTTTAACCGCGTATCTAAAACGAGAAGGTGTCCTATAAATGGCGCAGTATATTAATATCCAAGCCTCACTACTTCGGTTCTGCAGCGATAATGCCAAACTAATGCGTACTTTGGTGGGCACTGAATTTAAGAGCCTTAACCTCGATGCCTTTTCAAATGAAGATGATTTACCGGATGGGGACTTCATTGGTATAGAGGATTTAGCGGTACAGTCTTCTAGCGACGATACGCCTTTAGATACGCTTTCGGCAGCAGTAACGATTAGTACGGTATCCGACACTAACAATATGAGACTAACGAAAGTCGTAGATCATATTTTTGAATGCCTAAGGCCGAGTAAAGCTTTTACGTTATTTGATGAAAAAAATGGCGCGAGAAGGGGAAATATTACCTGTATGAATATGACCCAAATACTCCCCGTTCAAGACGGAAAGAATTCTCGGGTTATCCAATCGATAATTTTTCAGGCTTCAGCTTTAGACGAATCAATAAAGTGAGTTAGTCCTAAGTCGCGCAAGCTGGCGCAAACAGCGATTTGAAAAGCTTGTTGACGAGTGTATAGTGTTCGTTGGCAGTACTGATCAAGACGATTCAAAACTTTTTTGGGTAGTCTTAAGGTAAAGCTTTTTGATGATGCCGACTTAGGAACAATACGCATATCGATTGGACTTAAGTTATTGTGTAAAAAGTGGTCTAATAAGACGCGCAACTTGTCCGCATCCGATTCACCCTCAATAGGGGCTTTAGATGCGGTCTCAAAAATGTTCGTGGGTGTGATGATTGAAATTGGTGTAAGTTTTGCCATGTTTCATCCTCCTTCAGCAAGGTATCAATAATAACCTAAAATTTGGAGATTGACGATGGCTGGTGAAGCTAAAACAACTGATTTTATGTTGGGTACTGCCACTGTAATGATTGGTAACCCAGAAGACCTCTATAAACTTAACCCAGAAGAGCATTCTGTGGGCCTAGTTAAGAATTTCACAATCGAAGCAACAAAGGAACGTTCAGACCTTACCCAAGGCCGAACTAACGATGTTGTCTTTACCCTAACAACAGGTGCCACAACTCGAGGCACATTCGAAATGTACGAATACACTGAAAAGAACCTTGCGTATGCTTTAGGTCTAGACGGTGGTGAACTTACTTCACCGGAAGGTGATGCTCATGTTGTAAAAACGGCGGCATCCTTTTCTTCGGGTAGTGTTAGCTTGGCATTAAATGACGGTACTGGTCAAAATATTGCCGTAGGTAGCTGGGTGAGTGTTCGTGACCCAATTTCTGAAAATATTGTTCTAGCTATGGTGACAAATGTGTCTGGAATAACTTCAGGAACCGCTACAGATGCAACAATCGAAGTTGAAGTCCCCGATTCAAATATGACTTGGGCTGTTCCGGCTGGCGCTTACGTATCTTTAGTAACGGTACTTGATGTTGGTTCAACGGATGTAGACCGTGACTTTGCCGCGAAGGTTCAGGGCCAGTTAGCTAATGGTAAGTGGATCACACTTCTTATTCCTAAGATGCGCGTGTCTTCGGGTCTTACTATGGCGTTTGGTACTGATAACTTTGGCAACACGCCTTTCGAGTTTACACCTCTTAAAGTTACACCTTCAGATACTTACTATGCACCGTTCAAAGGTACCTCTGGTAAGTTGGTCCATGACTCAGTTACAAGTGCACTAGCGTAAACTAGCGACGTTTAAAAACTGTTTAGAAGGCCTCTTCGGAGGCCTTTTTTAAGGAAATTGACGATGAGTGATAATCCCGCCACAAGATTTAATCTACGCGTTAATGATGAAGATAAAGAAGTCTTTATGAGCTTTGCGCTATTAAACACTATCACGGGGTATTTCCGAAGCGCTGAAGAGCTAGACCAAATCCTATTAAACCCCGAAATTCGCAACAGCATCATTACGGAATTACTTTCTGAAAGAAATGAGAATGGTCGTATCACTAAGAACTTTGATACGACAAAAATGGTCGTTGACCACGATGAAGTTCTCGACTTGTTAGAATGGGTAGCGGAGCACGTTGAGAATTTTTTTATGAAGGCTCTCCAACGGGCCAAGCAAAGGATGAAAAAGAAGCAGACCATTTAGAGGTCTTCAACACTTGGTACCTAAAGCTGTCTTTCGAAGAACAGTTGTGCTTTGTTTTTGAGACCGTACCAAGTCAGCTTCAAAAGATATTTTGGTCCTACAGTAACCAAGATATAAAGGTTAAAACCAAGCTTATGCTTGGCTTAAAGACTGTCACAATGACTCAAGAGTATGTGACGTTATTAAATGCCGCTGGGACTATCTTCGGGAAAAAAGAAAGTGGTTCAGGCACACCCAGACGCAAAACTACGAGCACGGTACCAAAAGATGAAATAGAAGCTGAGGCCCGAGCAAGAGCCGTTTTTGGGTAACAATTAGGGGAAATTGACGATGGCCGGCAGCACTGGATCAGGCAACACCATTAGAAGTACGTTACTTAACTTTACGGTAGACCCGAAATCAAAAAAGGTAATTGAAGAACTTACTCGGGAATTCGAAAAGCTAGAGCGTGTCACACAAGCGGCAAGCCAACAACTTCAGGCAAACATAAAGGCTATAAAAGACACGCCCCAAGGTCGCTCTGAATTAGCCCAGAATGCTAAAAATGAAGTAAATACCCAGCGCAAAATCTTAAATGAAAACCAAAAGAATGCGCGTGCGCTTCTAGACCAAATAGCCTTAACCGTTGGGAAGGGTCTTAATCCTCAGCAACAGCAAGAACTATTGAAGGGGCTCAATCAAGCCTTTGGGGAAATTACAGGTCGCTTCACTAAACAGGCCCAAGCGCAAGCCAAGAAACAAGCAAAGGACCTTGCGGACTATTACGATCTTCAATTTCGCAAAAACCCTACGGTCCCAAAAGGTAACCCACTCTACAAGTCTCGAGTAAACACGCTCAGTGAAAGTGAATTGCGTTCTGGTATCCAAAGGCAAAAGCTTTTACGTAGCGGGGCTCAAAGTGCGCTTAACGACGCTATTCGACTTGGGGATACCAGTCTTGAGAAGAAAGCACAGGGAGCATTAAAGAAACTTGAATCGGGTCTGGTTGCGGCAGAGTCCCGCCTGAAGAAGTTTACCGACGCCGCTAAAAAAGCTGAAGTAGCCCAAGATACACAAGCAAGAACCGTAAGACGAACTCTTAAATCTTACAATGATGATGAGTTTCGATTAAACCCTACGGTAGCCAAAGGCCAGAAAGTAAAAGCTTCACAAATCGCTACGTTGAACCGAACGCAACTCGAGGATGCGATTGCACGAAATAAGGTTTACGAGAATGCTGCCCGTAAAGCGCTTAAATCTAGTCTCGCGCCAGAAACGAGAAATAAGACTTTAGAGAACAACGCGGGTAAAGCCCTTAAAGAATTAGAAGCCTCAACCAAGCTTGCTCAGGCTCGACTTAAAGAATTTGCTGAAGCTGCCGCCGAAGCCAAACGCGCTGAAAAAGCAGCAATGAAAGCTCAGCGTCCAACCACTCAAGTTACCGAACAACAACGCGTAGCGCGACGTATTGAGCAAATACAGCAAGCAAGAACTAACCAGCGCTTAGATGGCGGAGCCCAGCTATTTAGAAACCAAGGACAATTGCTGCGTAACTATGCGGTAATGGGTGCCGGTGTGGGTGGCCTTGCAACGTCCGCTACGTTCTCAACCGAGTTAGATAGACAGTTCAAACAACTACAATCCATTGTGAACCTCACCAATGAGGAAATGGAAGAACTCTCTAAAAATCTAATCGATGTATCAGAGAAAACCAAGTTTACAGCCACAGACGTCGCGGATGCGGCCATTACGCTCGGTCAGGCTGGCCTAGGTCAAAATGATATCCAAAACGCGATAGAGGGCGTTACGCTCTTCGCTACAGCGGTTGGGTCGGACTTAAAAAGTGCCGTGGACCTAGCGACCTCAACATTAGGGGTATTTAATAAAGACAGTTCGCAGATGATCAACATCGTAGACAAAATGACTACGGCTGTGAACAGCTCTAAATTGAACCTCGATAAGCTTGCGCTAGGCCTACAGTATTCAGGTAACCTTGCGGCCCAGTCGAATGTGACGTTTGAAGAAACCGTTTCTGCTCTTGGCGCCATGGCTAACTCAGGTATTCGAGCGGGTTCTACACTTGGTACCGGTCTTAGACAGATTATTATTTCTCTGCAGAAACCTTCCGAGTCCTTTACCGAGATTGTACATAACCTCGGGCTTTCAATGTCGGACCTAGATATTACGACTCACGGTTTGATACCGGTAATGAAGACACTGGCCGAGAGTGGCTTTACCGTTCGTGACGCTATGGAGAGTATGGAAGTACGTGCGGCATCGGCATACGGAGCTTTTGCTAACAATATTAGCGTAGCGGAAGACTTAAGCGAACAAATGCGTATTGGTGGCTCTGCGGCCCGTGCGAACGACACGCAAATGGAAGCTTTAGCTAACCAGCTAGACCGCTTAGGCTCAATCAGTAAATCGATTGTCTATGAGTCGATGGAACCGTTACTCGATACTATTACTAAGCTAACAGAGAAAACCGCTGACTTCCTTTCCGTGGTACGAGACCTCGGCCCTATTCTCAGTGCCTTAGCGGTACCCGCGTCGATACTCGGCGGCGTGCTGGCCACACGAAGCGTTCTTCGTTTAGGGGCCGGACTATTGGGCGGCGTAGATATGCTGACCGGCGGGAAAGGTAAAGGCAGTACAATTGCTAGGCTTGCTAAGGTTGCCTCGAGTAGGGGCTTAGGAACTGCGGCCGGTTTTGCAGCTCGGGCAATACCTGGGGTTGGTCTTGCTACTGCGGTAGGTACCGCAGGAGTTTATGGTTATCAATACCTCGATGGCCGAGCCCGTGCAAATGACCGCGTGGATAGCACGCAAGCCGCTTTAAACCGTGGCTCTTCAGAAACGAAGGTTTACGAGGACCAGCTTAAAAAAGTCGGGTCAGCTATAGATACGCTTATTCTAAAGCAAAATGACCTTACCGATAACAAATCCTTACAGCGCGAGATACGTCGACTTAATGATGAGTTCCGTCAACAAGGCTTATATATCGATGATTCGATAAACAGCTACGACAAACTTATTACTAAGATGAAAGAGTTTGAGGACGCTACGAGAGACGGAGTAGGGTACCTTCAAACACAGAACCGAAATAACTTCGTAGATAACTCCCAAGCTAAATTAGATGAGTTGTTTTCAATCGGTTTCTTTGATTCATCTGAACGTAAGCTTCTAGCGAATGAAGGCAATCCTAATGTAAGCGTGGGTAGCGGTAAGACCGCAACCTCTCGTGGCCGGTTCGCGAGTCGAGGAAATGTTTATCGAAGCTTGATAGACACGGCCTTACCTAATTTCGGTGAAGACCTCGCAGGGATTAATGATTTAATCCGCAATATAAACCCAAGTGAAACGGGCGCATATGGCCGCGCACAAGAAGCCCGTACTCAAACACGAGCCTTACAAAGCCAACTATTCAACATTCTTAATCAATCGCCTCAGGAACTCGATAACCTTATGGGGCAGTTTGGCTTGTCTGGGGAAGCGCGGGACAAAGCCGAGGAATATATCAATAACCTTGCTCAAGAAATGCTTAACCGAGCAAATACGTTACTTGAAGTTGAGAACAACCAGAAGCAATATGATTCGTTAGACCCTGAGTTAAAGAAAGAAGAGCGTAGAATTTCGGCAATCGTCTTAAAGAACCGTCGCGAACTTTTAAACGACATTGCAGAGACGAGTGAGGAAATAAATGCTCTTACGGAAAAGAACACAAACTACGAGACCAGCGATTATCTCGGGACCTTTAAAGATATAAACACATTGGTTCGAGAACAAATACAGGGGTTACTTGAAGACGAGAAGAACGCTTTAGCTGAATTAGAAGCTGAAGGCGTTGCTAACCCCCGACTGGTCTTGCAAGAACAGGGTTATTACCAAGCGGCAGGGGAGGCCCGAGGCAAGTTAGAACGTTCACTACAATCCGCTGCGAAAGATGCCCGACCCGACGCCAATTTATACTATCCCGCGAGACTGGCGGAGTTAGATAAAGAAATCGATGTGCTTCGCGACCAACTACGTCAAGTCACGGATCGCGATAAATCCGATGAAGTAAAAGCTAAGCTTAAGGAAATAAACCTTGAACGTGAGCGCGTGGCCAACGAGCAGGATACCTTGTTTGCGGCTATAGATGGGAACTCCCCTGTATCGGTGGCCCAGCGAGATAGAGAGTTAAATGCACGCGTAACGCTAGGCAATCAACAGTTTGACACTATTCAAGCGAAGACGTTTGCGCGAAGCCGTTTAGAACGTTCGATTGGTGAGCAACAGGACCTCGATGTTAGAGACTTTAAATTATTAGGGGATGATGATGAGCTGTCGCGTTTACTCTCGGATGTAATAGGTGAAGAACGGGCCGAGATAAATAACCAATTATCTAAAGCGAGACAAGATGCTGAGACGCTTAGAAACAACGCTGGGGATATTCGTTATGACTCCCAGCGCTATCTTAATATCGCAGGGAATGAAGGTTACACCGATGAGACCCGAGAACGCGCTGCAGGGATAGCCAACGAGTTAGAGAGCCAAGCGGTACAGCTTGAGAAAGAAGCTATCGCGCTGGAAGAACAGGCTGTTAAGCAAGCGAAAGAAGCGTTAATGGACTTTGCTGAATATCTTCAGACAACCATTATCGATAACGAAGCGCTCACAGATGGCCGTTCAAAAGCGAAAACTCGTAAGTCGGTTGAAGACTTAGAGACTCAAAACATTAGTCTGGATGGGGACCTTAAAGATTTATCCCAAGCCACAAAAGAAGCGGATAGGGGCTTAATAGAATTCAGAGATCAGATGGGGGATACGGTTCGCCGGATAAACCAGAGTGTTTACGAGAGTGATGAGTTTAGAAGAACCCAAGCGGCTATTTATGGAACGTCATATTCTCCGACAGGAGAACAAGGGGTCGATGAGAACTATGGGGGCCAAGGCGGAAAAACGTTAGGTTCGCAACTCTCTAACGCAGGGGCCTATGTCGTTGATGAGGTTAACAAAGGTTACGAAAACTTTGATATGTTAACCCAAATGACTAACGAAGCGATAAGCGCAGCCCAGGGCCTAGGAGACGCGTTTGGAGCTACCTTCGCAGATATTATAACGGGTGCCGCTGAGTCTGAGGATGCGTTTAGAGCCTTAGGGGTAAGTATTCTTACGGAAATGGCCAATATCGCCACCCGAGCGTTAGCTAATCAGTTAATTATGTCGTTGTTCTCGGGTCTAGGTTTAATGGGCGGCGGCATGGGAGGTTTCTTCGGCGGAGGGATGTATACCGGTGGGCCTGTAATCGCGGGGAGCTATAAAACAGGGGGCTTAATCACAAGTGGTATGTCTACCCGTGATTCCACTTACGCCAAAGTAAGTCGAGGGGAATTCGTTCTGCGTAAAGCTGCCGTTGACGCTATTGGTCTAGAGACTGTTAAGGCCCTCAATTCTGCAGACCCTAATAGTGTGTCTGATAAAGAAATGATGACAAGTAGCGCGGCCCAAGCAGCCGCAGCAACGAACAGTGAAGATTCAGGTACGGTAAATGTATATGTAGTGAGTGAAAAGCAGTTACCTCCGATGGGGCCAAATGATGTTAAAGCGGTAATTGGTGATGATATCGCGAGAGAGGGTGAACTGGCGTCACTAATCGCATCTGTAGCAATGAGGACTAGATAATGTCTATCGAACAATTTGATTTTATTTATCACAAAGTATCACATCGATACCGAGACCGTTCCACCCATTTGTCATTGGGGAATCAGTGGGATTATGTAACTAAGCCCACCGCACCAATAAGCCGGATATTTACTTTAAATTATTCGGTGATGAAGTATTTTGAAAACCCCCAGCTTCTTAGTCCTTTAGAAAGACGATATAGCGCGGATCATTTGGATGAGTTTTACCAACGACACGAAACGTGGAAAGAGTTTATCTTCCAACATCATAAATTTGGTAATGTTGTTGTACGGTTTGACCAGCCACTTGAGCTACCACAAGGGATAACGGGAGGGGACGGGGCAATTGAACCGTTTAAAGTTATGTTGCGTGAAGTAGCACTTTAATTAATAAAATATTTATTAATTAATTTAAACAATATTATTGACAATAAAATTGTGAGGCCGTAGTATTGCCCTCGGTTAGTAGTCCAAGTGGCTCCTAATTATCGTCAATTTCCAAATCAACGCCTCAGCCTTGCTGGGGTGTTCTGTTTTTGGGCGATTGAAAAATATTCAATCTATTCCTCTTTTCGGTATACTAGGCGAAAATTGAGGGAAATTGACGATGAAAGAACTTTCACAAGAAATTCAGTCCCAACGTCACTCGCTGACTCCTGAAGACTTAACCACTTATCTAGAGCTTATTATTGAAGACCCTGACGGGCAACCGGTTATTATCCGCTTAACGGATAGGGAAACTCGCGACTGGAAAGACGTCACTTGGGCTCACTCCCCGTTTAAAATATCAGGTATCGGTAACAAGTCTTCAGGTGAGAAAACCAGACCGAGCCTTTCGCTCCCTAACGAGGGGGGTATCTACAGCTATTATCTAAATCAAGGGCTGTTAGAGGACGCCATTGTCACTCGATACAAAGCACTACCCCATGAAAAGGGCGGGTCGCTAACGTCCAAGCACGTTTTTTACGTTTCTCACGCCAGTAATATTAGTGCCTCTATTTTAACCCTTCAGTTAAGAAAGCTCTCCGACGGGAACAAAACCAAGTTTCCCCCTCGACGCTATGTGCAACCTGAATTTAGTACGGTAATTGTATGATTAAAGAACTCAATAGTTTTTGTGGCCACCACTACGAGCAAGGGATACAGGATTGCTATTCGTTGGTCAGGGATTTCTACAAGACCCGTTACCAGATTGAGATCACAAACTACGCGAGACCGGATAACTGGATACAAGACCCCAGTTTAGATTTCTTCACCAGTAAATTTGAAAAAGAAGGTTTCAAAGATACAAATAACAATCCTCACAAGGTTCGCTTTGGGGATGTGTTAATGATGCGTATTGCCGGTAGTCAAGTCGTTAATCATGTGGCTATCTATGTGGGGAGACAAAAGATACTCCACCATTTACAGGGCCGCTTGAGTGAAATTGTTGATTACACTGATAAGTGGCGAATTAGGGTTGTCCGAGTGGTAAGACACCCCGAGGTTGAGAAAACCACGGAGGCCATGACGTTGCACAACCTTCATAAAGGCTTACCAATTCATCTTAGAGCCAAACTTAGAGGGGCCAAGAATGGGACAGTTGAGTAACTTTTGGAACGCGGAAAAAGAACGCTGTGGCTTTATTCTCAAGTCGGGAGAAGTTGTTGAAGTAGAAAACATTGCTGAATCCCCCGAAGAAGAATTTGAAGTCTCGGAGTCTGATTTTGAGAAGTATTACTCGGACACTGTTGCGTCATGGCATACACACACTAATGATTTTTCGAATCTTAGTTTGTCGGATTACTATACCTTTCTATCTCTCCCTGAGTGGGATCATTGGGTGGTTTCCCAGCATAAATCGGTAAAGTTTTCAGTCAAATCGGAGTGTGTAATATTAGAAGAGGTAGTCCCACATGATAACGATTAAGTTAGTAGGTTTTGGCAATAAAATAGCCAAGACTGTAAAGACCGCCGCGGCCAACTATAGAGAAGCGCTTGAAGCCCTAAAGTTACAGGAAGGGTTCAATCCGCTAACCGCTAAAGTACGTTATGTTTGTGAGGTTGACGGGGTAAATTCAACGTTAGACTTAGACGAGCCGGTGCAAGATGGTGTTATGGTACTTCGTCGTAAACAAACCCTACAGACATTAAAAGGCTTTCAAGGTAGCGGAGGTTCTAACGGTTGGGTTAAGGTTGTTGTCGGGATAGTGTTAATCACTGTAGCGGTGTTTCTTCCTCCCGTCGCGGTGGGTTTTACGGCTTTAGCTTCGGCGGGTATGGTGAGTATAAATTTAGTATTAGCTCAAATTGGTTTTGCACTTATTGTAGGGGGGTTAGCCCAAGAACTAATGCCCACCCCCGAGAATGATAGTTCAGAAGAAAGCAGTAATAGTGCAACCTCGTATCCCAACACTGTACGTTCCGGCACACCCGTAGCTATGATCTTTGGCCGACACCGCTTTGGGGGCCACTTATTTCAATTTAATATAGAAAGTGTTGGACGTTCCTCGGCGGATATTAGAAACTTTACCAATGTTGTTTGGGATGAAGTTAGTGACAACAAGCGTGATTCTTGGTCTACTCTATTCTTCAATAGTGAATCCCAAGAAGTCGGCTCAAACACTTGGAGTCCTTGGGGTCGAGAAATCGACGGTATAAGACAAACACAAATTAATTAAAATCTGGTTAAATTGACGATATTGGGGCTCTTGTGACGCGAAGCGTATTTAAAGGCCGTGGTGGTGGGGGTGGACCCTCTAACGCTGCGGACAACTTATTTTCCACCGACGCATTTGAATTCGTCCTCGGGATTTCCGAAGGGCCAATCGGCGGCGTCGTGGGGGATACCCCAGAAGAAAAACTTCAAAATATCTTTATAGACGATACCCCTGTCTTTAACAGTATTAATGAAACCAACTTTGATAACGCCAGCTTAATGCTGCGTTTCGAACAAGGCACATTGATATCTGCTAAAGACGACCCTGAAGAAGGACAAACGCCTATTTGGTTTGGCCTTGGGGGAAAGAATGTCATTCAATCTGTTTCTGCTCTGCTTACTTATCAGGCTCCGGTTACTCGAACTACGGTGCAGACTGTTTCAGGTTTTGATGAAATAGAGCTTCGCTTTACCGTTTCTCAGCTTGTTAGATATACCGATGATGGGTCTAAGACTCATAGCGTGCGTTTTCTTATTGAGTATAAAAACCTTTTAGATAGTGCTTGGCTTTCTAGGAACCTAACCATAACGGGTAAAACCACGGTAAGCCCGTTCGTTAGGGTTTACAATATTCGATTCCCTCGCACAAAGCCTGAAGACCAGTTCGAGATTCGAGTCACACGTTTGACTGAAGATTCGAACGAAGAAGACGTAGCCGAGGTAGCTTGGACCAGCTATGAATTGCTCACTAAGTCTGGGGATGCCTACACCGAAAATGGTGTTGAATATGACGACCCAGACTTAGAATATCACCCTGGGCTTGCCATGATGCACGTTGTAGGGGTATTGGGCCAGCAGCTCACCAAAATCCCCACCGTGAGCGCAAACTACGACGGTATAAAATGCGCGGTACCCTCTAACTATGATCCTAAAACCAAGACGTATGAAGAAAGCTCTGCGTGGGATGGTCAGTTTCAAGCCGAAAAACACACTACCGATAATCCTTTTTGGATAGCTCACGAGCTGGTTACAAACCCTATATGGGGGATCGTAAAGGCTAACCCTCGCGTAAAGATAAATCGTTACAACGTTTACCGCATGGCTAAGTATGCGGATGGTTATGATTTAAAAACTAATGAAAAGAATCTTACCAATCCTATTACCGGCCAAGACAACGCACCACGGTATACTTTTAATTCCGTGCTAACTGACCCGCAAAATGGGTGGGATGTACTTAGGTATGTTTTGGGTAGTGCTTTTGCTAGGCCAATAGAGCAAGACACGGGCGAAATAAAGTTTATTGCTGATTTACCCGACTTACCGGTTGCGTGGGTAACCCCTGAAATGTGTTTCAGCCAAACAGGTACCTCGCCCTTCTCGTACAACTTTTCGGCCTTATCCGAGCGTCACAATGCGGTTACTTCCAGCTATATTGACGCATCTTTAGATTATCAACAGCAATACGTCGCTGAGATTCGTGATGAAGAGTCTATTTTAAAATACGGCCTCAACACACATGAATTTGATGCTAAAGGGGCTACGGATATCTGGGAAGTAAAACGCCGTATGACGTTTTATATCTCTTCGGTGACCACAGAAGTAAGAACCGTTTCGTTCTCCGCTCCGCAATTGGGGATGGAGTTCGAACCTATGGATATCATCAATATAGTTGATCCTGAAACGGGTCATGCTTATTCAGGCCGTGCTGTAAAACTAGAAAATAAAGCTGTAACACTTCGAGACCCTGTTTATTTTGATGAGGCCGGTACCTACAACGTTAAGGTGATGGGGAAGTTCGAGAACTTCGACTTCACCATGGATGTGCTTTCTTCCGACGTTGCAAAACCTATCTATAGGTTAAAGCTAAAACAACCAATGCCGGACCTTACGCTTTTCAATAAATATGCACCAGTTGTCGTTTCTGCTTCTAGGAACGGCCAGCTAGTAGGCCTACCGAAGCCATGGCGCATTATCAGCATTAACGAAAATGATAGTATCCCCGAGCTTTACGATTTCTTTTGCCAAGAGGTAAACCTGAATAAACATGGGGATGCTGACAATCTAATTATTTCGGAAGCTCCTAAATACTCGTTTCTTCTTCGCCCTCAAGTTCGCAAGGTTAAGAACCTTCGGGTCGTTGATGAAGAGCATATTCAGGTACGCGGGATTGAACAAATAAACCTTTGGATAGGGTGGGAGCTAGAGGCCCCATTACCCCCTGGCGGTTATTTCGAAGTGCGTATCACGGAACAATCTGTTAATGGCCGAGAGTACACCACCAAAACGAACAACCTTTATTTTGAAATTCAGAACGTAAAACTGGGGGATATCAAAATAGAGGTTCGAAGCGCTCACGGTGAAACCGCAAGCCCATGGGAAGTGCTAGAGTGGTCTACGAATATGGTATCGGCCAATGACCTTAGAGACGCCGGTATTGTCCCTGAAATCGCTATTAAGTATGAGAACTACGCCTTAACGATAGACAGTACCGTAATGTTTGATTTCGGGTCTACGCAAGTTAATCGCGTTAACCTTCTTGAGACAAACGGCGTCGTGGGTATTCAGTTTAAAATATATGACGATGTTGACCCTGAGAACCGCGTACACCTTCTTACCAAAACTGCTCGGTCCTCTTTAATAATACCAAAGAGCGAATTTGAAGTTGCCGCTTCAGAGAATGATGTGGAATTGCCTTCAGATTTGTATATCACGGCGAGGGTTATTGATTTGGTCGGGGACTTTTACCCAGACCTATTCCAGAGCCCTTTAGTTTATCAAGTAAGTAACCCTGCTTCAGAGATAGAGAATTTAACGTACCAGTACGTTTTCTCAGACGAGGACCCGCACTTGGTAATGTGGGACGACAATAACTACGGGTATGAAGTGACGCTTTATAAGCCCGATGGTCGAAGCGTTATCTCGCATTACACTATTTATGACAGTAGCCAAGTTTTCGGATTCCTACGAGCGGCAGAGAACTATGTCGTAAAAGTAAAAGGTTTCACCAATACCCTTAAGTACGGTAAGCCTAAAACGTTAACCTTTACGGTTACCGCGCCCCCAACACCACCAGAAGAGCCTACTATAACCAACGAAGGCGGCATTATTACGCTTACGCCACCAAAGGTAGATAAGACCACGAGTTACTATGAGTTTAAATATCATGGTGAGAACGTGATCACGGAAGCGAAGGACTACTCCAACGGCAGCACGATTACGCTTTACTCGTCTGCAGAAGGGCAAGAATTCAATATCTGGTACCGCTTGGCGTCAAAAGAGGGGTTTGGTGCGTGGGTTCATGAGGTTGTTATAGCAACAGAAGCTTTTCAAGTTGATGTAGACGGTGTGCTTGACCAAGTGCTTAACTACGAAGGCCCAGATTGGGGTAAATCACTCAGCGATAGTATCACTCAGATGCTTGCAGATATGACCGTCTGGGACGAGAGAACCACGGCCCTAGGTGAAACTTACGAAAACCTTATCCTAACCCAGTCGAGCCTTGATGATGCGAACAAGATAACGCATTTAGACGTTATAGCTTTGCGCGGTAAGGTTGGGGATAAAAGCGTTCAGACCCAGATTGTCGAAAACAATATTGTTCAGATTGGTTACGAGGATGATAACGGTAATTGGATAATGGGTGCGCCTCTGGCCCGAGCCTTCAACGAATTAAAAGTGGTAAACACCGCAGGGGATTCCGTCTCGGTAGTGAGCTATATGCAAGCGCTAGAGAACGCTATTGGGGGACTCGAGGCAAGCTTCACGCTTGGGGTAGTTGATGAGACACAAAGCTTTACGGGCCTAGAGATAAAAGGCGGGAGTGGGGTTAGCGCGATTAAGCTCTATATGGATAACCTAACGTTCGCGAATAAAGCTGGAAAGGATTTCTTTACCTACGATTCATCGTCTCAAAAGCTAGTTATGACCGCAGACGTTGAGGTTAGAGGGACGTTAGTTTCAACGCGAAAAGTTACTATAACTGAATTCGTTATGGAGATTGAAGACCCTGAGGGTTTCGGCCCCGACAATCTCTGGATATGGAAAGGCCCCCCAATCCTTAATGGGGCAGAACCAAACTACAACGCGCTAACGAAGCAAAATGCTTCACTGGGTTGGCGCGACCTGAATGGTAATGAATATTTTGGTGGCTCAATTACCTCCGGTGAATTAATTAATGGTGGTGACACAACATTACTAACCCTAAATCCTTCTATAGAAGTTGGCCCTTTCACAACTAACGGTAACCCTAAAACGGTTAACTGCAGTATTGGATGGCGCGGTACGTATACTGAGAATAACGCGTGCCCGACGAACCCAACTTTTGTCCCCGAAGCCACGCTTATTCTTGAGCGTAGTTTAGGTGGGGGTGGCTGGTCTGAACTCCAAAGGCAAACATTTACAGGGAATGTAACCTACACCGAATTCGATGATTTCGAGAATGGCGTAACAACGTGTACGATTCTGGAAATTTCAGGAGGTTCGTTCACCTATACCGATACCAATACCTCACAAGGTACCTTCATGTATCGCTTGAGAGTTATAAACCAGAGTCGAGCACTGATGACGCAATTTTTAGATAGTCAGAGGTTAAGTCTAATTAGTGTAGAGGGGCGTCCGTCATGAGTTATATTCGAGATTTCACTTCGGTAACGGTAAACCAGAATGAATCTGTTGTTCAGATCAACGCTGGCGAATCTAACTTCTCCGTAAAAGAAAACAGCCAGCTCTTTATCGAGGGGTATACCGTGCCGGTCACAGTGTTAGAAAGTGATTCTAACGCTAGAACCTTGACCCTAACTAAGCCATGGCCACATGCTAACGTTGATGGTGTCGCTGCTCGGGTAATACCTCTAGGGGACCCTGATACTTACCTCTCCGCAGTAGAGGCGAACCGTTTGGCGTACCAAACCTTAATTGATTCGATTGATAACCCTGCGGGGCCACTACAAGCGGCGATAGAGCAAGCTATTGTTTACTTGAATACTCAAGTAGCTGAAAGCCCACCGGTACGCCAGAACCCAAGTCTTACACACATTCTTAGCGATTACCCAACGCTTAAAAAGACCGTTGATATCCCTACGCAGTCACCAAATAACAGGCGTGAAATGTTGTTTGATGACGCTAGACAAGTGGCCTACGTAGCGTTGACAGAAAAATGGTTGAGAATACCGAACGCGATTGCTACCCGAAAATTCATGGTAGTGAAGCTGGGTAAATATCTTAGGTTTAATTCTGCTTTTACGGGCGATGTAAGATTAACGGTCTACCCTATGGGTAGTGGTGGCACTGGTTTACCTACGAGCCCAGCGCTAGCGGATTATCAGTGGCATACAGTAACTTTTAATGTGACGGACCTTTGGACGATTGGCCGCGATAACGGTAACTACTTTGAAGGCATCATTGATTTTGTAGAGTTGACCACGGCCAGTAGTAATAACTGGGAACGCTTAGATTCTGAAAAATCTAAGTTTTATTCATTAAACGCGTATTTTGATAACGATTTCAGCACAGCCAAGAGCCCGTTTGAAACATTTGAACTTCGTCAAGATGGTTACTGGTACAGCCAAGATATTACGCCTGACGCACCACACACAATAGGCCCAAGTTGGACCCAAGACGCTAACGACCCGCGATTATATTACGCAAATAACGTAAGCGATGGCAATGACGGTGTAAGGTTATTTGGTGACGCTTACGATAACTACGAGGTTGAAATAATCGTCGTTGCAGATATCAGCCGCCCTTTGGCCTTAACGTCTTCAAACGAAGCGAGTTTAACGGTTAATTACAGCGGAACCGAGCGCTTTATTTGTGATAGTCGGCTATTTCTCAAAAGAACAAACTCAGCATTGCCGGTAACCGGTCAAATCCGCATCGAATCAATCAGAATAAGAGTGCCCGACAATGGATAGATTATTTGGTTTTACTACTCCTGCATCGTGGACCGATGGCGAAAGCTGGGATGATTGCAACTCTGTGCAAGCTTTTAATGAGGTTTTTCACCGCATTTACAGCACGAGTTCAGAAGAAGATCCTGATTATCGAATTGAGGCTGGCGATAATTTTTTAATAGGCGCGGATAAAAATCAAATTCGCGACTGGCACCCCATCCGCGATCCTTGGTTATTAGACATAGACGGTAAGCAAACTGCGCCTTTTTCTATTTACTTTGGCATTCAAAAAGGTGTGTCTGATATAGATACAAACCTTGAAAATCACTCACCGTACATATCAGGTAATGAAAATTCGTTGTTCGATATTAGTGCCGATTACTACCATATTTTTGGCTTGAAAATGAAAGACTCTGATACCGCTATCACTCTTTCAGCGCAAGTGAGAGGTATTGAAATCCACGGTGCGGTGCTAATCAACACGCCACTGATAAAGACCGAGGGCTACCAGATGATTGATTGGATAATCCGCAATATCACGTTCATTGGTGTGTTAGCTAAAGTGTTAGACATACCGCTAGCTTCTAGCAATGTCTCACTTCAAGATATTCATTCGACTGGCCAAGGTGATTGTGGTTTGGCGGTAGGTGCAGGGCATAGTGACGTAGAAGTTATAGCGCTTACCATTGATAACGAGTATCACCAGTACGATGAAGACAAAACCCTTTACCACGGCGTAGTTTTTGAAGCTGGTAGCAAAGCAAGAGTTCGCTATAACACTATTAACGGCTTTAGTGGTAATGCGTTTATTTTTAACTGCGAAGTCGATGTAAAAGGATTAGTGTCAGATAAGTGCGGGGCGGGTATTTACTTCGGTAAGCATTCCACTGGCCGTGATTGCATGATCACATTTTTGCGCCAAATAGAAGGTGATAGCTACGCGTATTACTTCGCTGAAGGCGGGGAGTTGAACAATTGCGGTTGCAACCTAGATGAAACCGGTGGCTTAGGTATATTTGTCGTAGAGTCGGGAACGCTCACTATCAATGGGGGGGATTACCAGGCACGATTACCACTTCCAGCTATCTACGCTAGAGGCGCTTGCACCGTAGCTCTAAATAACGTAACTATTAACGGTGTTCTATATAACGAAACGCTGGATTTTGTTAAAGGTGAAGCATGGAGAGGCCAGAAGGCCGTAGTTACGCTTGACCCTCTACCTGTTTACGCAAACAAAACACTTCGTACTCCTTACATGCACATTCCTAAAATTGCCGAAGCAGTCAGCGTTCAAGGTTCGTCCACGCCATTTAGTTCTTATATTGAACTAGAAAGCGGAGCAAGGTTACTGGTCAAGAAAGAAGGGGCTGTTTGCTATATGCCTCTTGATGCGTGGTTAGGCATTGACGCACCAGTTGTCGATTCATTCCGCTATTCAACAGAAACCGAAATATTCGTACATCAGTTTACGATTTACCCTTCGCCAGAAGTAAGCGCATTGGTGATTGACCCTAGCGAGTTTGATAATTCATTAACTGCTAATTACGCGTTTGAAGAAAATGAGGTGTACCAAGTATCGCTTAAAATCAGTGAACTAGAATCAGGTTCTGTTACTCCTTCTATCGGAAGTGCCAGCGGTCAATACTCACACTCAATTGAAGGCACTGAAGTATGGTTAATTCGTGCGCCAGCTAATGCTTCACAAATTACAATTAACACTAACGGCTTCAGTGGAAATATTTCAAACGTTTACGTTAGGAAACTCCTTCGCACCGAAACGCCAGCCGTGCCTACATTGAGCGCTGAAGTAAACGGCAGCGATGTAACGCTAGATTTTGAAGTGTTACCCGTTGAACGTATACGAGATACTGTTACAGCAGACGTAGTGCGTACTGGTGTTTTAGACCAAAACAGCGAAGATGGTTATCGTTCTTCAGACAATACCAAGCATTACCGATTCGATAATGTGTCTGTATCTGGCAAGCGTAACGGCATTACGCTGCGCGGCTCTGAGTCGCTTGAAGTTTATCGCATGTCATTTACTGGGGGCTACCCTATCGATGGTGTAAACGCTAAATGGCAAGTTGGTATCGTTAGTGAACTAAACAGTGGGCCGTTCACAAAAATCCAG